TGTATAACCTCCAACTTACTTATTTTCTTTTTAATTTTGTTTATCTTGCGATTGACTGTTCTATCACACACGGACAGCCGCATAGCAATTTCTGTAATGCTTCTGCCCTGTGATAGTAACTTGAATATTCTCAATTCTTCTTCTGTAAAATTGGCATTTTTAATTATCTCATCAAGTTCCGGCTTAGTCAGTTCTGAAAACTTCATAAGCCTATCTCCTTATTTAAACTTAATATGTTCTATTCCTGTTTCTTCGTATAACTGATTAACAAGCTCTTCCGCTGTGAATAATCCGTCATTATAGTTATCTATAAGCACTTTAAGTTCTCTCTGTACTTTTGTTAATCTCTGCTGTCCGAAACCGAACTTATCGTGTAGTACCCATAAAATTAATATTAATGCTGATTCAAAATTTTTCTTCTGCTGTTCATTGCTAATTCTGTTCATCTGAACACGTAACATTTGTTCCTTAAACTTTTTCTGTTCTGACTTACTCATACATACTCCTTATTTATCAAGTATTTTGACAATTTTCTTTATTATTTTTTGTACTGAAACTTGGTTTTGAGCATTTTCTTCTAAAACTTTTTGCATTTCTTTCAGAATTATAGTGTGGATATGCATTGAGTACTCTAATTCTTGTATTCTTTGCATAATTTCATCTTTCTCTTCTTCCATTCGTTCACCGCTTTCTTAAAAATTGATTATCATACCGCCATAAATGCTTGCTATTATCATTCTTAAGGCTTTTACCCCTTTCATAGTCTGTCTGCCAGCATTTCTGACACAACTGTCCTTGCAGTCTGTCAATAGGTTCTCCACAACGATAGCACAAGTGATTTTCTTTGCGATATTCTTTTATATTCTGCCTATTTTCAATTCTTTTTCTGTGGATAGCATTATCTTTGCTCTGACATACAAAACACTTCGCTTTACCCTTAACAGCTTTAGTTTTTCCACATCTAACACATGTGCCGGTTTTCTTGCGTTCAGCGTATAAGTTTCTTGAATACCGTTTAAACGCTTCGTTGTTTTGTCTTCGCTTATCATCACTTATTGGGTGACTGGCTCTGTATTCTGCTTTCTTAGCTAAACATTCCAGGCATATCTTTTCTTCGCCTACAAGCTTATTTTTACGGCATTCCGGACATATCCTAAGCTGTCTACATAATTCTCTAGTTTCTCTTTGATAAGCTGTATGCTTTTCTTTACATTCTTCGCAATAAAAGCCTTTTCTATCAAGTGGCTTGCCACATTTAGGACACAATCCATTATCTCGGCGATAATTATATAATTTCTTCTGTGGACTAATTGGCGTTGTTTCCACTAAAAATCAACCTCTCATTCTGTAAATTCTATTTTGTACTTCTTTAGGTGCTTCAATATATTCTTCTGCGTTTGTATTTTGACCGATAAGGGCATTTTCTTTAATTTGTAATGTATTTATATCTCTTTGGAATTTTTGCTCGATTTGAGCCTTATACGAATTTGCATTCGTCTTTTCGATAAGTGATTTGATATTGTCTGGCATACGATTTATTTCATTCGCACGCTTAACAATCGTTTCGTAAGTTCTTAGAAAATTTGATTGTATTACTGTTTCTATCGTCTGATAATCTGATGTCGCCCAGTTTTTAAGGTTGTCTGGCATACCAACTGCCTGCTTGACAAGTGGCGGTAGCTTGTTGAATTCTTCAACTGCCCCATATGTGCCATTCCTTAATGCTTTACTGACTAATCCCCAAGCTGTCATTCTGTCAAGTTCTTGCGGCTGTGATATAGTCTGTATTTTACCTATCAACTGTCCTATACTTGGGGCAAATCCGCTTGTATCAGAACTGATGTATGCTTTAAGTGCAACTGATACTTGTTCATAACTGTAATTTTCTAACATCATATTCCACACATCTACCGTCTCTGATAGGTTGTTAGGCTTGTAGTTAGGGTAGCAATCACACATAATGCGAATGATTTTAACTGTTTCTTCTCTTGTCAAGCGTTGCTACCTCCTGATTCATATAAAATTTTGACGCCATCTGCATCTACATTTGAACTTTTATTTGCTATGCTTCTAAAAATATCCACATAATCACAATTACCCAAATCAATAGGGCAATTATCTAATATATTTAATATATCTTCGATAACCGCTCTTTCACTATCATTAACTGTGATTTCGTAAATTGTATCTGAATACATAATTTTTCTCCTTTACACATTATCCCAATCAATAGCACCCTTATTGAAATTCTGATTGCCTTGCTTTTCGGAAATAACATTCTGATTAAGGTAACTCTCAAACTTCGTGCCAAACAAGGTATCTGGTCTTAAATATCTTTCCCTTTCAGTTCCAAGCCATTCATTAACTTTTTTATCTATGACTGTGTAAAAATCCTGTTCAGTATATCCCTCTTTGATTCTTGCCCCGATATGCTTCTTAGTATTAGGCGTATTGTATCTATATCTGGTGTTACATCTGTTATTTAAGTAACTAATAATATTTATATATATATTATTATCTATATTATCTTTCTTTTTATTTATTATATTATTATTAACAGAAACAGAATCAGATACAGTATCAGAATCAGTATCAGAATCAGTATCAGAATCAGTATCAGAAACAGATGTCTCCATAGGGTATGTATACCCTATGTATAGGGTATCATTTTTAATGGAATCAACCATATCATTAACATATTTTCTAAATTCATCAGATTTAATATGTTTGGCAACTCCTAAAACCCCTGTCAAGACTTTCTCTGATTTGCTCCAATTATACTTATACCAATGTAATATCAGCACTTCTTTAGTTTCTGAATCAAACTTAATAACCTTGTGTACCTTATCAAACCTTTCTAATAGTCTGATAACAGTATCTTTGTTATAACCTGTCTGCCTTGTCATTTGCGAATAACTAACCTCATAACACCCACATATATTTGTCTGTGGATTTGTTAGCAAATATATGTAGAAATACTTGTCCTCTGGCGTAAAATCATCTTCAACCTTGTTATCGGTCCAAAATGATAATTGAACATTTCTATATATTGCCATATCATTGCTCCTATTCTTCAAGTTCTGCCATTATCACTTCACTAAATCGTTAATGTTAATTCTAAATCCGTTAAATTCCTTGCCTTTACTCTTGATGTAAGCTGCTGTATCAAAGAACATCAAGTTGCCACTATTGTCGGTTGCCATACTTACACCATTTCTTGTAAGACTGCCTTTGAGTAGGTCAAGTAAAATCTGTATTTCCTGCTTTGTTTCGTCTTTCATTATTTACCTCTCCATATTTCCTCATCAAGAATATATTGCCTGATAAATCTATCTGCGTACTGTGGATGTATCATTGACCTTGCTGTTTTCTTATTATCTGCCCCTGTTTTTGCATAATGTTCTTTTGCCATTGTTCTTATTGCGTCCTTGCATTCGATAGCGTTATAGCTAATTGGCTCAAAAATAAGATTGTTCTGTGGCTCACAATTCAAAAACCAATACTGTGTAGGCTTTTTAAAGTAATCTCCGCTATCTCTTCTGTCTCTATCAATTACCGCCGGAGAATAGCACCAATATCGTCTTAAAAAATGTTCCTCTGAATAAGGGTTCTCCATTATCAGTTTCAATCCTTTTCTCATGCAAATAATAAACATTTTGTTTACCAAATCATACATAAGTGAAACTTCTTTAAGCAAATTCATGTCAAATTCGCATTTTTCTTCTAAAGACCATTTTTTCTGACTTGCCGACTGCCCTCTGAACCACAGCATTATCTGATTTTCAAACCTTACGCAAGGGAAAAATGCAAATATCAAATCATCAGGGCTTATCTTATCAAACAAACTCGGCTCGCCTTGATACCCCCCCCTCTATCTCTTTAAAAAGGTCAGTAACATAGTCGGTTTCGTCAAATTCATTCTGAATATCATAGTCATAGGCTTCAATTCCATACTTTTTGAAAGCATTCTTGAATGTGCCTGACTGTTCAAATAAACAATGTACTATCATACTGTATCTCCTATAAAATCACTTATATCCATTTGCTCGTCCTTTTCAAATACAATCATTTCATTCTTGGCACGCTCGTAAAAGTTTCTGTCAATCTCGAATCCGTATGCACTTCTGCCAAGCTCTGCGGCGGCTCTTAGCGTGCTGCCACTGCCGCAACAAGGGTCAATAACTACATCTCCCTCGTCTGTAAAAATCTCAATCAGCTTTTTAAGGACTGCTACGGGCTTTTGTGCTGGATGAATTTTCGGTATATCTTTTCCGTCTTTCTCCCAGTTGAACCAATTAAAAATCATATGTCCTGTACCTCTGATATTCTTTCCGTTTTCATCAATCTGCAAGCCGTTTCTGAATTTCGGTAACTTATTTCTGTACAACACAAGTGCATATTCCGTAGCACCAACGATACGCATATTAGCTTTAAGTACCTGTGGACTGTAATTTTTACAGAATACAAGCGGTATGTAATTAACAAATCCGTGTTTCTTTGCGGCGGCAATCAATGTTGATAACTGTTCAAATGAACAAAATACAATCATACAAGGGCTATTACTGCTTCTGCCCCTTGCGATAGGCTTTGTGTCCTCTTTTTTCAACATCTTTGAGCAAAAATGGAAGTATTCATACAAATTAAAGTTAAAATCCGAATTAAAAGCCGCCTTTTTCGCAAGTTTGCTTTCCCCGTTCTTATTATCGCCGCCGTTGTACCACATAGGGTTACTTCCGTAGAAGTTAGTTCCTACATTGTAAGGAACATCAGCAATAATAAGCTGTGCTGGCGGTATTGCGTATTTCTTGTAATTCTGCATTGAATCACGATATATCTCGCATTTAATCTTCTTTTTATACATTTTAAATCCACCAAAAGGAAACCTCGGTTTTATGTCGCGACAACCTATTCCTTTCTTTGATTTTTAGTTAGTTGTCTTCTTTTCTCTTAAAATCTTCACAAGACACTGTTTTACTGCAAGCATAAAAATCTGCCCCAAACGGATTTCTTGTTCTCAAATAGCCAAATTTGCAAATACTGCAAAAGTCACTTCCCTCATTGCTTTTACAATCATTAGGTTTATTTTCTTTCATTTCATCAAGTTTTCTATTCATACAGTCATTATCTCTAGTAAGAATATCTATCTTGTTCACAAGACGATAATATTCTTTATTACTTAAAATCTTCATTCTGAATCACCCACTTTCTCAAAAGGAACTCCTCTTAAATGCTCATCAAGGTCTAATTCCGTTCCATCAATATTTCCATTCAGCTTGTTTTGGCAATGACACAATAGTATTTCAAGGTCGCAAATTCTACCTGCCCTATACTCACTTCTTACGAAGTCAAGAACTCTTTTTGCGCTTTCCATCCTGTACTTTACTATCTTTGAATTGTACTCAAGTCTTATATCTGCAATTTCTTTTTCATGCCGTCTAATTTCAGCTAAATCACACTTGCAAAATTCATAATCACTAATAAGTTTTTCCTTTGTATCTCGTGCGATTTCTTCTGCTGTATAGCCTTTAATTTCGCTCATTCGTTCCTACCTTCTTTCAATATATCCATAAACTTCTCATACTGCTTCTGTGATACCTTATTATTAGCCTTATCCGCTCTCAATTCGATTTTAAGGTGTTTTTCTGCGATAGAGGATAATTTCCTCGCCAAGTTCTTTTCACCTTGTTTTAGACCGTCTCTATAGCCTTTAGATGGCTTAAATTCATTTATCTTTTCTTTACCCTCTCCTTGACCACCTGCTGTTTTGTTGTATCTGCACTGATAACCTTTCTTGGTGTACTCCAAAATCCAGTACTGTTCCCATTTATCAAGCTCGTTTTCTGGGTAATGAATAAAGTTTAGTTTCCAACCATAAGGATTATCTTTGCTATAAAATCCTCTTTTCTTGATTGATAAATCTATGTGCTGATACCCTACAAGGTGTCCACACATCCTCTGCGATAGATGTAGTGCTTGCCCGATGTAAAAATAAGGAATATTGTTCTCGTCAACTCTGGTCAAAAAATAAATACCACTCTTATCATCAAGTTTTGGATTTATCTTTAGTAGCCTTTGCTTATTACTTTTCTCTATTGCCTTAGCTCTTGCTATGTTCTGATAATTCAACTGTTATCACCTGCCTTTAGCTGTTCCGCAAGCTCTTCTAGCTTAAACATATCATCAACAAAGATAAGCCCTGCATCTTCAACAGCTTTTGTAAAATTGTCAATAGCCTTATTTCTTACATCATCAGCTGTTACAAATTCACAGTTAAAAGTACTGCAAGTTCCTGTAGTATGATGTATACATTTATTGCAATCTCTATCCATTAATTCCACCTGCCTTTATTATCTTAATTGCCCTTTCTAAACCTCTTTGAAAACTATCATCATATTCTGCATCAAGGCAAGGACTGACTTCTTCAACATATTTGTCAAAATCTGCGTATGATAGCTCTCTTTCGTCTTCAAGCTGTTTCACAACCTTATCAATATCATTAACCGTTAATTGTTCTGCATTTTCTTCAACAAGGTTATTTTCCGTTGCGGTTCTTGATTTAAACGGGTCTACGAAATTATCAATAGGTTTAGCTTTCATATCAAAGAATGTTGGCTGTTCTTGTATATCTCTATAATCTAATACATAATTATCACATTCTTTGCAATGTGATATATCTCCCGAACAATCACTATCATAATTGCAATGAAAGTTCAATTTATCTGCATCAATCAATCTCATTGCTTGCCCTCCTGTTCCATGCTTCTACAAATTCGCCCCAGTTATATGTACCAGTGCAAAACTCTAAGCCACATTTGCAATGAATGTTAATAGGGTCACCACCACTATCTGGGTCAATAAATGTCGGGTGCCAATCCCTACTCGGTTCATACACATCTTTTTCAATATCTATACTGTGTCCACAGAACGGGCATGGTTTAAGCTCTTTACTCATTCTTCATCACTCCAATCAATTTTTTGACCACACTCATTACAGTAATTACATTCCCTTTGGTCGTGCGGATGGTTTTGAGACCGATTATATCTCTGTCCTACAAACCAACCGCAAATAGGGCATACCCAATCTTGCCATTTTGTTACTTTGTATTCTCCGTGTCCATCCTCATAATCAACAAAGCTCCCGCTTTCTCCATTTTTTAAAATAGGTTTCTTAGCTATCTGCTCTTCTCTAGCTTCAATTACGCTCTTAAATGTAAAACCTTTCTTGGCACATTCATCTTCAAACTGCATATAGTTTTCAAGGACTTCTGTTGTCATTTTGCGGTCAGATAGCTTCTTGATTGTTTCAAGTGCCTCTATTGCCATTTCGTTAGCCTTGTAATCATCTTCTGTAAACTTGCAGTCGTTGTTCTTGTCCGTAATCTGCATAAACAATCGCATATTTTTCAGTTTTTCTATTGCTTCATTCTCTGTCATACTCACACCTCTTAATTAAATGGTAATCCCTCGTCAGCTACACCATCTGGAATAGCCATAAAGCCATCATTACTGCTGTTACCGCCCATAATTCCATTGTTGCCGCTCTGCTGATTAGCACGGCTTTCGCAGAACTCGTGTCTTTCAACAACGCAATCATTAGTGTAAACTTTCTGTCCGTCCTTATTAGTATAATTGCCTGTCTGCCATCTGCCCTCAACGATAATCTTAGTGCCTTGATGTAAATATTTCTCCGCAAACTCTCCATTCTTGCCAAATGCAATACAATTAATAAAGTCTGCTGCCTGTTCGCCCTCTTTCTTAAAAGCTCTGTCAACAGCTAATGTGTATTTTGCAACTGCCATACTTCCGTTTGCTGTCTGCGAATATCTAACCTCTGGGTCTCTAACAACTCTTCCACATAAAATTACACGATTCATTACTTTTCCTCACTTTCTACCTTTTCAAATCTCTTTGCCTTAAATAAATATCTATCGTTCATCTATTCCACCTGCCTTTACTATTTCGATTGCTCTTTTAACAGGAATGAGATAATTATCACTGTTACCGCTTCCATATAGTTTTACTAAAGAGTCCGTTTTTAATTGTTCCACAACCTTATCTACATCATAGGCAGTGGGATATTTATCCAGTAATAGCAATACTGTATTTGTATTGAGTAAAGTTCCATTACTTAAAGTAACTGATTTCAAATCTTTCTTTAGTTCATCAGCGTCAATCAATCCCATTGTTTGTCCTCCTGTTCCAGTGTTGAATAGCTTCTTCATCAGAGAAAAATGCTTTTCCCATAGTAATGTCACACTCTTCGTTAGCACAGCCGACAGTCACCGTTCCATATTCAGCATTAAAGATTATGATTTCTGCTTTTCCACCACAGAACGGACACGGCTTTAATTCTTCATTCATTCTTAATCCCTCCAATCTAATACCTGACCACATTGCTCACAATATTTGATGTCGGTATTTTTGTAGCCATCATCACACAATATTTCTCCGCAAGTAGGGCAATACCATTCAAACGGAATTCTCTCTCCACTGTTTTTTACTTTCTTCGGTATCTGCTTTTCAAGTGCCTTGTCTGCTAATTCAAAAGCGTCTCGAATGGCATTATCCTTAAAGTTTTTTGATATTTGATAACCATAAGCATTGTAAATATGTTGTAGTAGCACTCTAGCATCTGTATTTTCCATATTTATCTCCTATTCCGCTTCTGATTGAAGCCATTCCATACAACTAGCTTCTCCTTCGTATTCCTCGCCGAATGTGTTTTTAAATCCGACAAGAAATTCTGCTAATTCTTCATCCGACATATTCCTTATCTTGTCGGCATTGGTGTGTCTACTGTCACATCTGCAACAAGGCTCATTATCTCTTGAACTGTTGTTATGCTTGCAGTTGCAAGAAATCTTTTCTTCACTATCATCAAATGCCTTTAAAAACATTTCAGCAATTTCTTTCTCGTATCTGCCACACATACCTTTGCAATCAATATCCGCAATAACCCTTGAAAAGAAATCTTTGAATTTGTCAACAATATAATCTCCTGTGAAATCTTTAGGTATATTAATCTTAATCTCCATTATTCTCCGCCTCTCAATTCTTTCAGTTTTGCTTCGGCTTCGGCTTTTATTAGGAATATTTTGTCCTTAAAGTCTTTTAGATAGCATCTGAAACTATATGTAATTCCACTTTCACAATCAAAATATAAAAGCCCATCTTTGTCAAATCCCATATATGTGACTTTATAATCTCTTAATCCAAAGCAACTATAATTCCATACTGTATCTCCTACCTTACAAGGCAGTTTCAAAAGTCTGCCCTGCTCTTCTAAGTCCTCATATTCTTTCAGCTTTTCTCTTAAATCAGCCATAGCCCATAAATTGCGATAAAACAAGGCTAACAGTCCTATCTGACTATCCACTTCAACCGACAGCATTTCAGCCATATATTCGTCAAATTCTTCATCTGACATATCCGATAAATCTTCATCGCACATATCTTTTGCAAGATTTTTGACAAGTTCCCTACTGTCGATATCTAATTCATAATTCCTGTATCTTGCCTTGCGTTCTTTATCTAAATAACAGCTGTTATATGCCAATTCAAGCATATTCATATCAGGTATTGGCTTGTTGCTTGTTAATCTCTCCATCATTATTGCTCCTTTCTAAAACGGACACTCACTGGGATTTTTCAAATCCCAACTTTTCCCTGCAATCGCAACGTCCACATTCGCCCCACAAGCAACTTTCTTCATTTTCTCGATAAAACTATCCTTATCAGCATTTTCACTTGATAAATGGCACATTATGACATTCTGCAAGCTGTCTGAATCGTTAGCCTTAACAAAATCACAAGCTGTATCAATAGATAAATGACCTCTGAAAACGTGATTGGCTTTCGGATTGTCGGTATCAACTAAATCCTTGTCATAATTCACACCTAAGAGAATGTGGTTTATGCCCTTAAAACGCCACTTAATCAGCTCTGTATCGGTTATGTAAAGTAACTTACCCATTTCCTTATGTGCTATCAGAAATCCGAATATCGGGCAAGGTTCGCCATTTGCGTCTGTGTGTGTCCAGTTTCCGTCTATTGTCGTTAAATCAAAGGGCTTTACTGTAAACTCGCCCATATTCATTGACATATAATCAATCTTCAAATATGGTGCATAAATCGGTATTCCCATTGACTTAAAATCGTTTAATGACTTGCTGTGGTCTGAATGCTGGTGGGTGCATAACACACCCACAACATCTTTGACATTCCAATTCAAGCCTTTCTTAATCTCCTTAATCGGTATTCCACAATCAAGGATAAGTGTTTCTCCGTTGTCGGAAGTCAAGGTGTAGCAGTTCCCTGTACTTCCTGTTGCGATACAATGCAATTGCATATTCTTCTCCTTTACTCGCTACTCTGCAAAAACAATAATAATTTTTCTGTACAATCAGCACAAAGGTCGTATCTATAATCTACATATGAATAGCCATCTGGATTGCCATAAAACATTGAATGAAAGCGCAGTCGATTTTCTTTTTTGATACCATATTTAAAATATCCAGCCCATTTAGACAAACTGTACTCAAAAGGCTTTCCACATCTATCACATTTACAGATTTTTTCAACCGACATACTCACACCTCGATTTCATCATCCTGTGGGAACTGAAAATAATTCCGTGTCATCTCATCAAATTCAGTTATCGACAAACGGCTTGCGAATGAAGTGCCTTTTTCAGTATTTATTATGGTTTTAAGAAAAGCGACCTTTTCGTGCTGCTCTCTCAACATTTCCATAGCTTTTAAAGCCTTTTCTTTGCTTGAATACTCTGCAATAATTCCATTATAGATTTCATATGGCGGTGCTACGCATTCTCTGCAACAAGCAATTTTGTTATCTTTTGTTATTCCAAACACAAATTTCTCATAAGGCAAATCAACATTTCCATTCTGACTAATTATTCTCATGCTTATTGTCTCCTTTGGCTATTTCTAATATATCTGTAAGAGCAATAGTCCTATTAACAATATCCTTTCCTAGCCTTTCAACAAGTGTCGAATAAATGCAGCCAAATTCAGCCAACACTCCTTTTGCGTCTCCCTTTAAAATTACTTTCCCTTTTTCGCTTTTAATCATGTTACATTCTCCTTTCTATTCTGCCTGCATGAATGGTGGCAATGTGCTGTCTGCTTGTTCTTCTGTTGCTTCTGTAGCTGTTGTATCAACATCTTCCTTGAACTCAACTGAATTGGCATTATCGGATATTTCTCTCGTTACCTCTGCCTGCATATTCTCAACCGAATAACTCTTGTCCGTGAAATCTCCGTCAATAATTTCATCAGATGTATATAATCCCATTGAAATTTCCGGGCAGTATCTCCTTGAAAAGAATGAGGCGGCACGATATGCAAGCATTACCTGTGGCATTGTTTTCCATTTGCTACCATTCTTGCCAACCCAACCCTCGGCAACTGCCATATCCATATCAACTACTGGTCCGTCAATTCTTTCTCCATTCTCAAATGCGTAGCACATACAACTAAAAGGCTTTCCGTTTTTATCTGCTTTTTCCTCAAAATGTAAACTGCCGTCATACTTGTGGCTAGTGTTTATCATTCCGATAAGTGCTTTTGCGTTCCACCCAGGTTTACCCTGTATTACATCAAGGTTCTGCATTACTAAAAATGGACTTGTTTTCATTCTGATTGCAAGGTCAATTGCTATCATACAATTAGCCTCGCTTTTCTGATACTCTCTTGGAACTAATGTTGACTGCGATAATGCCTTTGCCATCTGATAAGCCATTGTGAAATTATCAGATGTTCCGAAAATTCCAAGGCTAAAATCTGTAACCTTGTTAATATGCTGTACTGCTGTTTCTTCTTTCTTTTCTGCCACTGCTGTTGTTTCTGCCATAATTATTCCTCACTTTCTTCAAAATGCTCTCTTATATCAACTCCATTATCGTCATACCATTCGCACCACTCCTGCTCTTCTTCGTCAAAATATTCAAGACCAGATGCATTGCAATAGTCAGGCTTTATCTTATTTTCATACTGAAATAAGTCATAATCCCATAATACATTAAGTATCTTCCAAGCCGTTTCAATGCTGTCAACCTCGACATAATAATTGCCAACTGCCCCTACTTGGCAATTATGCCAAACTCTCATTTTACTCATGCTTATCCCTCCACAATCTCTAATTTCTCGCTATCATTGACAATCAGCATAATCAACTGACTATCGACCATATCAGCAACTTTCTTTTGATTGGTGCTGTCAAGACTCTCACTATCATCAAGAATAATAGGTACTGACATACCGCTAATCTTCTGAATAGAATTACAAATATCAACCCTGCCTAAAATCCTATTGCCCTTATTGCTCATAGTTGTAAGAATCGACTTTCCATCAACTGTCGGTATGCAAACCGACTTGTAACCGCCCGACTTGTTCAGTTCAAACAACTTCCACTTAACAAGTGAGAAGTGGCTGTTAATGCTGTCAGACAATGTTTCATTCTTCGCCTTATCCAGTTCATCAAGCAAATCAAGGATTTTTTCAGCATTAGCCTTATTCTGTTCCTGTGTACGCTGTTCTGCCCTCAATTCTTCAAGTCGCTGTTCGTCTTTCTCTGTGTTACTTTCAGCTATCTTTCGCTCACACTCTGACAACTGCTGCCTTAAATCATTTTCCTGTGCCTTTAATTCAGCCTTGATACTCGAAATGTCATTAGCTTTGTGCATAGCCTGTTCCTTTTCAGCTATCTGCCGTTCAAGTGCCTTGTATTCCTTGGTAGCTGATACATCAATTTCCTGTGGAAGTTCGGATAACTGCTTTTCAAGGTCTGCAATGGCTGTATTCAGCATTTCAAGGCTTTCTCTATGCTGTGGTAACTCTGCTTTAAGACTTTCAAGCGTAGCTTTTTCCTTATCAAGCCTTTCCTTGTACATGTTGCCATTGTCAGTAATTGTCTTTAAGTTATCAGCCTTATGTTTTGCAAAATCAGCCTTTAACTGCTCTTTCTTATCTTCCTTATATTCATTACCGCAATAAGGACAGATAAGGCTTGAATCGTCAAACTTGCGCTCGTTTTCTTCTTTCCACTTATCACGCTCTGTCTGCAAGTAACCCTTAATGCTCTCAATGGTCTTTTCCGAACTAGCAATACATCTTTCAGTATCGGCAACAGTCTTTTCAGTCTGCCTAACAAGAAACTTTTTATCGGAAATCTTATCCTCAATCTCTCGCCTAGCCTTGATATTGTCCTCATTAGCCTTGCGTGATAAATCTCCCTGCTTAAATTTCAAATCAAGAATATCTGCACTAGCCTTATCGTATTCAGCTAACAGCTTGTCGTTATCAGTCTGTTTTGCCACGCAATCAGCAATCTGTTCTTTAATGCTGTTCTTCTGCAATTCAAGGTCAGATGTATTAATGCCCTGCTTAATCTGAATATCTCTTTCTTTTTCCTTAATCTGTCCGTCAAGAATAGGTAAATCCTTTGTAATCTTGGTCTTTGTAGCCTTATTCATAGCAGATAATTCCTCAACTGTATATTTATTAAGTAAAGGAACTAACTCGGCTAATTCGGCTTTCTGTGAAGCTATATCAAGGTCTGTAACATCGCCTACAAGCCCGAATAAGTATTCTCTCATTTCTGCCGGTTTCTGATTAAGAAAAGCATTTACATTACTGCACATCTTAAACACATTCATATCAACATCAAGATATGCGTTGAAGTCCTTTAATGTCTTAGGCACATCATTGATAAAGTACTTGTTATCGTCCTTATAACTGCTGCCATCTTTGCTGTAAGTACGCTTCTGCACTTTCTTCATAGTTATTTCCTTTCCGTCAACATCAAGTGTAAGTTCAACACTTGTATCCATATCATCAACGGATTTTCCATCAACCTCTCGTCTAACAACCGGATTATCCTTTAATTCATAATCGCAGTTGAATAAGCACCACAGATAAGCCGTTGCAATAGTCGACTTGCCCTTGCCATTCTTAGCCACAATTTTTGTAATGGCATAGAAGTCAAATTCTGCGTGTGCATAACACATAAAGTTTTCAAGTACTACCTTTTTTAAAATTGCTCTTTCCATAAACATATCCTTTCCTTATTTATATATTCATAATGAACACATCATCTTCTATTGAGAAGTTATCAACCGTCTTGTCTGCAAGATAATGCCGTCTGTCAAGTTCATCAAACGTGCCGTCAAATATAACACCTTGAACTGGATGCCATACTTGACAACGCTTTTCATTATCTGCTGCCATACTAGCTAATTCTGAAACAGTAATATCACTATTCATCAGCATTCTCCTCTTCCTCTATAATCTCAACTCTGCCTACTGATACCTCGTAAGCTACTCTGTTTTCAACTTCATCTTCGCTTATCTTCTTCGCATAAGGTCTTGACTGAAACCTGCCTGTCATTTCTATATGTGTTCCTACTGGCAAGTGACCGACAAACTTAGCTGTTCTGCCCCAAGCTATGCAAGGTATATAGTCTGACTTGCCATATGGTCTGTTTACTGCCACTAATATGTCTGCAATCTCTCTTCCTTTTGGCGTGCACCTGTATATAGGTGGCTTGCATAAGTGACCTATAATCTCAACAGCATTATTTACATCCGGATTAATTTCAACATCTTCTAGCACATCTATTTCCCTGGCGAATACACTAAGTATCAGATGACTATGTTCCTCATTATCTGTATGCTTGTTGTATGACCTTATCTGTCCGTCAATTACTACAGTTCTGTCTACATCTAGTCTGTTAATGTCAACAAGTCTTTCAGATACAACGACCGGAAGCATATCTACATTGCCGCTTTTTCTTGGAGCTTCTATGTAGAAAATATAAAATCCCTCACTATATACCTCGTGAGAAAATACCGGTTTCTTAGCAATCTTACCTATCATATAGACTTTATTATTTGTTATCATTCCTTTTCTCCTCTCTTAACGAATCCTACGACTTTACCTCCATCAATAACTGTTATCATGTCTTTCTTCTCGTACATATCAATGCAATCCTGTACTGTTATCACTTTCTCGTTTACCTGTTTCATATTGTTCAATCCTTTCTTTTCTCTTTGCCCTTGCCATTGTCAGAACGATACAAGCCAGTTCTAAAAACATCCCGAATATCGTTCCTAGCATAAATCCCTGTATCATAGCTCATACTCCTCTTTAATAACTATTGGCAGTTCGTAGCAGTCGATATAATCGTGAGTGTCTGCTATGTACTTCTTTTTAAGCTCACTCAAACCACACCCGTATTCGTGCTTTAACTGCCCTAAAATATCTCTTACAACCATGCTTCTTAACGGCTCACAATGTTTATTTCTTCCTAAGAGGTAACTTGTTCTTCTGCCAATGTGTGCCAGGATTTCAAGTTTTTCCACCTCATTAATCTGCTCTCTTTCGCCTTTTTCAGAAATAATAAATATCAATCTGCTAAAACTCCTTTCTAATTAATAAGCTGAAATACCATTGACACAACAAATAATATTGCTGATAAAATCCATAAATATTCAGCTATCCTGCTGTCTCTCTTTGCTTTCTTGTATGCTGCAATAGAGATTTCCAAGTTGTTTCTTTCTGCAATCAGTTCTTCTACTGATATGCTATACTGTGGCGTTGCCTGTATATCTTCCATAAACTTCTCCTTATTTTAAAAATTGTGATATAATCCTCTTATCTTTTTATAGGAAAGAGGTGAAATATGACTGCCGGAAAATATATATCAGCTTATGCTACCGCTAAAATTTGTGGTTATAATGGCTCATATGATGATTTTAGAAAACTGTACGACCAATACTATTCAGAAATTATCAGTTCAGTGCCCGCTGAAGAACCGCAATTAGCAAAAGCTGAAGCGACTAACAATCCGTTCCGTAACCTGAAGCACTTCTAAATGCTTCGATTGCTGGGGAAATGGCGGTAAGTACTTTGATTGATAGCTCAATGTTAGTTTCTTCAAGGCGCTTATCGCCGCTTTTAATATTTCTGTAATCATCCACAATATCCATAGCAATATGCTGTGCAAATTCATCAATGCTTATAAAACGAGAAGCTTCTTTCTCGGCAATTACGCTTTTTCCGTTTTTGTCTGTTATTGTGTATCTTTGTCTTTCCAACTCTTACTCCTTTCTCAAAAACTCATACTTATCTGTGCATTAGCTTCTTTTACCTGTTCAGCAAGTGCCATAGGCAACGCATAATCATCTATAAACTTGTGTACATTATCAATGTACTTTCTTCTTATGCTCTTATATGTTGTTACGCAACCAAACTCACGCTTTAACTGCTTATATATGTCAGAATATACCGAACTGCGAATACTGCCGTTCTTATAAGCTTCGCTATCCTTGCCACCAAGTACAATTACGCCTTTTCTATTAACGTGCTGTTTGACCTCATCAATCTCACAGCCGTAAAGAGGTGTGTTATCCTTAAGCTCTGTCATATCTTCTTTGATAGAGTTAACAGCCTGTTCAAGTTCTGTATAACCCTGTGCTAATAACTGTATCTGACCGCCTGTTGTCTTTGGTACACCATAGTTCCCTGTCTTTCTGATTGACGGAAGTACCTCTGATGTAACCCAATCTGTAAATCTCTCTGCACTTTCTTTACGGCTCTGAAAGATTGCCTTGTAAAGATTACTCTCATTGATATACAAAAGCTTCTGTTCTCCGCCTTTTGTAAGGGTAGGAATAATATTCACACCCTTTGAGTTTAGTCTTTCCTTAACCTTTGATGGCTGTGTAAGTTCCAATGCCTTGCATACATCAGCCAAGCAAAACATAGGTTCATCATTTACTAATGCAGTTCGGATTTCTCCAAACTCTGAATTGCTAAAAATTTGTAAATTATCCATATAACTCCTTTCTGCATTTCTGTGTTATAATCCTCTTATTCTAAATAGGAAAAGAGGTGAAAATATGTTTCTAAAATTTCAAATAACTTGTACTTGCCACAATAGATATACTGTTAATGAAAGTGTATCTGCCGACAAGATTATTTGCCCTAACTGTGGTCTTGAATATCCTCACTCTGACAAAGTATTATCTATACTCAAGACTGCTAAAGAAATACCTGACAATACATCTTTTGAAAAATGTTGTATTAAGGCTATTTCTGAATTTGAAGATATGAAGAATTGTCAAGAATAATCTTCATATAATCTAAAAACCCTTTGGCTTCTAAAACGGATAAGTTATGTTGGGCAATTAATGCTTTTGTGTCAGCAATCAATTCGCTTATATCTTGTCCGTTGCAGTGGAGCCTTTCATAGAAGCAACTTCCCTCTATCGTTTTTGTCATTTCATTTTGGATAGCTTTTCTTGTGACTTCTGCCATTCTTACTCCTTTCTGTCATTGTTACATTCCTTATCACTTTTTTCTGCCATATTCTCAACTTTTCCAAGAATATAATCCTTGTTAAAGCTTTGGCAAAATAAAATGACAAAAAATCTGAAACAGCAAAGTGAATGTCGAAAGTACTAATGCAACATCCGAAACAGATGGTTTTTTCATTCTTGCTCCTTTCTGCTTATTATCAAAATAATAAGTCAATTATCGTAAGTGAAATATTCAATATTGCAATAACAACAGCGATTATTGATGTTATTAATGCTATGTCACAAAGTCTTAATTTCTTCATTGATACCTCTTTACTTAACCCATTTTTCAATCGGAATTTTTGTTGCTTCTGCAATCTTCTGTATAGTAGTTAATGTTGGAGATGACATACTATCTTTCCAACGACCACACGTTCCATTACCAATGCTGCACATTTTCTCAAATACTGATATTGGCATTTTCTTTTCGTTGCAATATTCAGTAACCTTATCATAAAAATTTTTATTAATATCTATTTTATTCTGCTGTGTCGTAAAAGCTTCATAAGCCTTGTCAATTCTTGCGGCTACCGGACTGTTTTCTAGCTCTACAAGTGCTCTTAAAGCTGAAATTTCTAATTCTGCCTTTTCTTTTGCAGATATGTCGCTTTTTCTTGCTTTTTCTAAATCCTCAAGTATATAGTTTTTTAATAAATCAATCTGAACTTCATTCATTGTTATTACCTCTCAATCTGTAATTTGTGATATAATCCTCTTATTCTATTGAGAAAAGAGGTGAAAATATGGATAATCATTACTCTGAAACATTTAGTACATACGACACTGTAAACTGTGGTACATATGTATGTATGCAGTGTGGTAACGAAAACGACAACGGAATTGTTTCTATAAAACATCGTGGTGAAACATTACCGGAGTGTGATGAGTGTGGATATACTACATGGATTAAAATAATGTAGGGTTTTTAAACACTCTTTTTTCCTCTGCGAGTGTTTGGTTCGTAACCGCCAAGTTATCATCAACCAAATGCTCAATGAGGAAAGTTCTTTTTATAACTCTTGTTCCGTTTTCACAAACCTGTGAAATATGCAAATACATCTTCCCATTTTTTTGAAATGGAATAACAAATGTACTCTGTAAAAATTTCCATTTCACAAAATGCTTATTCAAAAATATGCTTACACATTTTTTGATTTTACTCATTCTTACTCCTTTCTAAAAGTTAAATATTTTGAACTTCTAAAGCAAAAAAATAATCCTGTATATCATCTTCTGATAAATCTAATAATTTAATTGCTTTTAAAATTTCAATCTGTTTCCAAGGTCGCTTGCCTGTCATTTTAAGCGATAAAGTCCTGTCCGAACAGCCAAACGCCTTGGCAAAGTCCGTCTGACTTCCGTACTTTTCAATTATGCGACCTCTTAACTTACTGTAATTAAAAGCCATTCCAATTCTTCTCCTTTCTCCGTTTTTTGTTCAATGTTTTGAACTAATTGTATAATAGCATTATTAAATTAATATGTCAATAAAAAGTTCAATATTTTTTACTTTTTTAGTTTTACATCTTGAACTTTTGTTCAAATAATGGTATATTATCAACAGAAAGGAGGATAACTAAGATGAAAGAGAATACGTCAGATAGGCTTAAACAGCTAATGAATGAACGGAAGTTAAAGCAAGTTGATATTTTGAATTTATCATTACCATATTGTAAGAAATACAATATCAAGATGAATAAATCCGATATTAGCCAGTATGTATCAGGCAAAGTTGAACCTAGCCAAGAAAAGCTAGTTGTCTTAGGAATGGCTTTGAACGTGTCAGAAGCGTGGCTAATGGGATTTGATGTTTCACCAATTCGTAAGGATAATTCAAAAGAAGCTGAAAAAGATGTTGATTTACTTTGGAAGTTTTCTATGTTAGAGCAAAGAGATAAAGAAACAATATTAGATATGATAGATGTTATGTTATCTCGAAAAGAAAAGAAGTAGGGTTTTACCCCCACCTCTTCAAAAAGTTTTCTACGAATGAATACAGGTACTCTAATGTGCCTGTATTTTCTATTTTATTTATAAGTTCTATTAACTTATCTTTGTAATTTTCCTCATTACTGTTATCCATAAACCTGCACTCCCCTCTCTTGCCCTTGCACGTTTGATAGCGATACGATTATTATAGAACACACGTTCTATCGTGTCAAGTGTAGCGGCGATATTGCCAACGCCAATCAAACAATATCGCCTGCCAGAACTTGAAAATGTTTAAGGGTCTTTTCTCAAAGACAAGTTTATTATACATTTATCGTTAGTATATTTCAAACACTTTCGGTCGTGTTATTCTGACACTATTCGACAACTAACTGGAACTTGTCGATAGCATTACCCATAACACCTGCATATCCGTCCATTCCGTTAGATGTTTCATCATCTATCTGCTCTGGATAGAAGTTGCGGTTGTTGAATACAGATACCATATACTTAGCATACTTCCAAGGCTCACCCTCTGGTGTATAGTAGATGATTTCTACGGCATCTATCGGTGTTTTCTGGTCGCCTGCAAAGCCGTTGTTGAAATCATTATAATTGAAATCTGTAACATAAGGAAGCCAATCACCGCCCTTTAAGTGAACTCTGTACTTAACTGAACCTCTGCTAACCTTGATAATAAGTGCTGTGATAGCTTTATTGTCGCCTGCACCAGCCCAATCTTCTCTGTCCTCTACTTCACCCCACCACCTATCTGTATAAGCGGCATATGTAGCATATACGTGTTCATCTGTGTTATCCTCTGTATTGTCTTCTTCGCTGTTATCTTCTGTATTATCTTCATCATTATGAAAGCCATAAAATTCTGATAAGTCGCAAACTCCGTCTACACCGTCAATTCTTGCGCTAGAAGTATACTGCCACCCCGCAAGATAATGATCGATACTGGGTGTCTTATCCGCATTAACATCATCATTTAACTGCATTTCATCATAACCTAAGTAGTAACGTGCAATCCAGAACGGACAATCTAAGTCGCTAGGGTTTGTATAAGGCTTGATGTAGCTACCATAGAATGATAAGCCAGTATATACGCCAAAGTTATATCCTGCACCCTCAATAACCTCTTTATATGCCTTTATAATGTCGATAAGCTCTGAACCTAAGTTCTGCATACATTCATCTTCAACGTCCATCCAAACTGTTACCTTACGTCCGTCAAGCACTTCAAGTACTCTCTTAGCCGTTGCAACCGCTTCTTCTACTGTCAGTGTGTATACATAGTTATATACACCGCAGATATGCACACCTGCTAACTGACAGCCTTTCCAGTTATTTTCAAACTGCTTATCTGGGTCAAAATCACGTCTGATAACCTTAAGGACAGCGTGAGTAAGTCCTGCCGCCTTAACTCTATCCCAGTCAATATCACCATTCCACGCTGAAAAATCTCCACACTTAATCATACTAAAATACCTCACTTTCTACTGTTCCTGTTACATCTGAACTAACTGTGTTATCTTCTGTACTGTATGTTGCCTTGTAAGTGTTTTTAACACCATTAAGGAAGCTCTTAAGTTCGCTGTCTAGTGCTGTATCATTTGCTAAGTATGCCGCAAAATCATTAAAGCTAGCTGACATACTAACTGTGCCGCTTTCACTGATTGTAGCTGACAGATAAGCCACCTGTTTAAGTGTTCCGTCTGAGTTTTGAACAGATAATGTTCCGTTCTTCTGAATTGATGAGTTGATGTCTAACATTGTGTTTTACCTCCTAATTTGTATTAAAAAAGGACACCCGAAGATGTCCTTAATTACTTAATTGCTTTTCTAATTTTTTAATTCGCATATTCTGTGATTGTACAGTTGCAACCAAATCCGCTATTAATTCATCATAACGTAATGCATATCTTGCTGTTAATTCTTTAGTTGTGTTTCCGTCTTCATCCGAAACTTGTATCTCGTAGTTATCGTCATTAACTTTTTTATCTATAAATAACCCCCAATCGCTATCGCCCATTTTTTCTTTAACTTCTTGTGCAATAAAGCCGTGGTGCAATCGGTTGGAAGTACCATCTTTCATCCTAAATTCGCTTGGAATTAAGCTATATATAAAGTCAGCAGTCCGTTCTATTTCTAATGCCTTAATATCTTTTTTTACATTTCTGTCGGAGTCCGAAGCTATTGTACCAATAAAACCGCCCATTGCAGTAATTGAATACTTAGCAATCATAGAACCCATTAAAGAAACTTCTGTCTGTGAGTAAAAATTTTTAGAAGTATCATTATTATAAATTCTAACATTTGTTGCAACTTGCGTATCCGAATTAGGATTGTTGCAATAAAAGTTTGCAATTTGAGGATTACCATCATTGCCTACATTAAGACCTTTAATTGCAAATAGATTACCATAAACACTCAAATCTTGAGTTAGCATATTGCCATTGCCGTAAACAGTCCACAGAGGAGAGAGTTTTTGCGGATTATTCCCTGCTTGAATTCCTTTTTGAATAGAATATATCCAAGTATTATCGCCGGAATTTTGCTGATAAGGTGATATCCACACGCGTCTTAAGTATCCATCATTTGCCAAAGTGTCCGCTTGCAAATATCCTTTGATGTTCCAATCTCCAATTTTTCCGCTTGTTAAATATCCAGTTCCAGTTATAATAGCGTTGCTTGCATACATCAATCCATCTGCTCGAACATACCATTTTTCTTTCCAATTTTCTGATATTGAACTTCCTTCATTTGTTAATGTAGCGAATACCCAGTCCGTTCCTTTTGATGGAGTTGTCATACCTGCCCAATACTTGCTATCTGACGTAGTAGAATTAATAGAATTATTAGCTATATTCCACTGCGCAATCTTTCCATAATTCGCAATTATATTATTACTTGTTATTGTTCCGTCAGCAGTAATGCTAGTGTTCGTACTGCTTAACGTAAACCTGTTACCGCTTAAGTTAAGACCGCCCCTTGCAGTAATATTTATTGTATCTGCAATAGCCTCTATAGCACTCTTAAGCTCACCTGTTGCTGGGTCTTTCTTGATGTATGCTTCAAGGCTTGCAGTAGTAGCATAGCTTTTAAGGCTTTTCTTTGTAGCGTAATTATTAGACACTTCCAGCTTAATGCTATTGCTTTCCTTGGTTATTGCTTGTGTTATAGCGTTATTCATAGCTTCTGTAGTGCTATAGCCTGTAAGAGTATTCTTTGTTACATAGGTTGTGGAAATTTCACTCTTGATACTATTGCTCTCTGCATTAACTGCTTGTGTAATAGCATTATTCATCTGTGTTGTTGTACTGTAATTATCTGTCAGATTTTTCTTTGTCTGTGTCAATTCTGTTGATATGCTATTAAGATTAATCTTAAGGCTAGCGTTCTGATTAAGCATATAAGCTAATTGCGTGTTAGATACCTCTTTCCAATTCCAATTACCCTTATCATCTTTGACCCATCGCCAAGTTTTTTGAGTTGTTTCGTTGTATGCTATTGCACCGTGATGTTTAGCATATTCATCATTGCTAAAAGTCCATACAAGGTTATTACTAGGGTATAAATCATTTGCTGGGTAAATCGGTATGTGCCAGTTCATAGCTGGATAATTATCTTTGTTAGGTGTTTCTGTTACTGTATACACCATAAAATTATCGTTCGTTTGTTGGTATAAGTCAGATAACGTAATTTCGTAGCTATCTAACTTCTGATTAACAGTAGAAAACTTAGTCTGAATGCTTTCAGTATCAACATTGCTAGTCCACCACAGTTTGTTAGTGATAAAATCACTAGCAACTTTCATCATACCGCCCCATTGCGTGTAATCCTTGTCAGCGCCAGTCTTGATAGCTTGCATAATAACATTAAGTGTCTGTCCCTCGTTGTCCAGATAAATTTTATTGCTCTTAAGTGTATGTGTGTTATCGTTATTGATAACATTGAATAGCGTTTCAATATCTAACTTGCTTGCATTGATATTAGCATTATCTTGAACAACATCATCACGAACAACTTTTCTTGTAACGCCTTTTTCAGTAAGTCCTAAGGCATCAAACATAAGATTGCCAGCTTTATCCCAAACATACATATTGTAGTCTGAATTAGCGTCTTTACCTATTTGAACTCTTATTCTGTCAGTATCTTTGATGATAATTGTATTGTCTTGCCAATAAGACATTCCATTTTCGCTATGAACCTTAAATTTGGTGGTATTAAGGTCAAGTGCTGTAATCTTGCTTGCAGCTATGCTGTCAATCATAGCATCCTTAATCTGTGCATTGCCAATAACACTTACGACTGCATTGGCGAATTCTGTTGTTAAACTTTTACCTGTCGCTGAACCAAACATTAAGGTCTTAATGTCTGCTACATCTGCATTTAACACGCCTACCTGTGCATAATCTGCTTGTAACTTAGCGATATTAGCTTCATTAATTGTAGCTTTACTTGCTGTCAAATTAACAATATCTGCTGTAATAGCTTCAATCTTATTAGCCTTTAATTGGTCGATATACGCTTGATGTGCTTTTAAACTCTCAATATTAGCACTAGTTATATCAGCATTTTCGATAACTGCCTTGTTGATTAAGACTAAATCAGCGTAGTATCGTTCCATTTGCTTTGTTATCGGACCGCTAGCAATATTACTGTTTTCTGTGTCAGATTGTCCGATAGATGTAACTGTATCCATTAAGCCGCCGTCACATTCGTGTGTAATCTGCATTATAGGCACTTTGTAATCAACGCCGTCTTTATTAACAGTTATAATGTCGCCTACCTCAAGCCGCCAATCACCTAAAAACTTAACTGTAAGCGGTCTGAACTGAAAACCGCCTATCTTTTTGTAGACTTCATCTAAGACTGCTTGCGTCATAAATGGATTAGCAAAGCTAAGCCCAGTTGCACCACTACCGCTAGTGATTGTGCTAGTTTCCTTATCACCCGACTTTGTATTATTACAAGTCAGTTTTCTTATCGCAAAATCCTTGCTAGTGGTAAAAGTAACCCCTTGCTGATAGTATTGATGTCCGTCAAGCACGTAGCCGCTATCCTTATACCACTTTATTTCAAGGTTTCCGTCAGAATTAATAGCCGCATTGCCGCCTTGCAACGTAGCCATATAGCCTATCATTTCACGCATTGTATAACCTTGCGGCTTATCCGTAATTGTATGCGTGTTTGTTATGCTAGTTGCTAACTGTATGCCTAACTTTGTACAGATTTCCTCTAAAATAGCCTTATCCGTGCTAGGATAAGTTAATTCAGAGAAGTACCCTTTTTCGGCTTTATACATCTTGTCGTAAGCTGTGTACTTAGTGTACTCTCCGTTGCTTTCTTCTTTAGTTACAGTAAATATGCCTATCTGCACATACTCAATTCCATTATTACCCTTAACGCCCTCAAAAATAGTTATGTCTTTATTTTCAAGTGTAATTTGTGGCTGAAAAATAGAAAAGGCAACACTACTACTGCAAGTGTTACCTATGGAAATGCTATTGTTTGGATTGATTATATTACTGTACTTAAACTCATTAAGTGTCTGATTGTATTCTTTTCCGTCAACTAAATATTTACTGTAATATCTTGCATACAGTAAGTTGAAGTTCGCACCCCAATTGATATTTTTCATTAGGTTGCTCCTTTCTGCTGATTAATCGTTAATCATAAAGCTAAGTGCAATAATCTGTGCTGGCTCAATAGCTTCACAGCTATCAAATGCACTTATGTCAACTTTTGTGTATTCAGATACTTCTATTTCTTGTTCTGCTAGTTCTTCAAGTTCTGATTTTATCTTATCGTTATTTTCCTTATTTTCTTTGCGTATCTTTTCTATCGTTTCTACAACTGCCATAAAGTGTGGTTCTAATGCCTTAATGTCAGACATAATGACAACTGCTAACTTGCCACCCATTTTAAGCTGTGCTACGTTTCTTAATGCTTCATAATGTGCTAAAACTTCATTTCCTGTTATTTTCATAGTTAATCTCCTTATTTCTGAATTAAACTTAATTTTGCTCCGACTATTAATCCGTCCTCATTCTTCGCCCTTGTGAGATACGGATATGTCACATCTCCTGTGTATATTGTCATTTCTTTTTGTTGACCGCCTAAAAATAGGACTTGTGCTGTTGGGAATGGGTTATTTTCATCACTAATCACATTATCAAGCAACAACGCCTGTTCACCTGTTAATGGCGGTAATTGTATCTCTACCTTATCCTTAAGACACACCAACGTACCAACCAAATCTCCAGCATCATTTCTTCCAGTGTTCTTAGACCAAATTTTCGCCCTAGTGTACGTGTAGCCGTTGTAAGCTACCGGGAATGTCACTCCCTCGATAATTACAGCACTTATCATTCAATCGCCCCTTTCTGCCTAAAAAATAGGTAACAAAAAAGGGAGCGTACCTTTTCTGATACGTTCCCTTAGTTTTATATATTTATATTTTTAAGTTGCCCCTACTGCTAACATTTTATTTCAATACTTATTTTGAATTTTTATTCATTAAGTTAATTAAACAACATTAATAGCACTTGGAGAAAACTCAGTACAACCATAATTAATAGCTACAATTAAATTGCCCTCCAATTTGTCCAATTACCCCCTCCTTCAACATAAGGTGCATTTCTTATTGCAATTTTATTTGAACCGAAACCAAAAGCAATCTGTATACCATAACGAGGTTTTTGATTAACTATATTAGAAAAACCAATTAACAAAAATGAATTACCACCTATTAATGAGGCAGATGTTGGTAATGTTCCTTGCAAAGTATTTATTTGACATCGTAATATATAGCCTTTGTCATTATTGATTGTGTCTATATTTAATGTTTTTGCTGTAGTTAGGCCATAAGGGCTATTAAGTTCAACTTGACCTATATTGCTTTTTAACAAAGCAACATCTGCATTAAGCCGTCCTGTATCGCCTGTATAAGGAACGAAATCATCATGCGTTGCGTTAAGATTTGTAGTTATCATTGGTTTTTTATTAAGATTATTTGCTGTAGTACCTTGTGCAAAATGCATATGTATTTGCAATATTGGTTTATTTGCATCAACTTCAAAAATATCGCCATCCTGTAGAGTTTTAACCCATGCATTGTTAGATTTTCGTTGGTATCCGAGTGCACCGAGCAGTTTGTATTTTCCATACTTTAACTTTATAGTGCTAAATGTAAATTCTGTTTCTGCTGTTGCAGTACCAATGAACGTGTACGTACCATCCCTATTGTTAGTGCAAGTAATACCATTCTTAGAGGAAGTTTCAAGTGTTGGGTTTAATAAATTAGTGCAAATATTATTAGTTATATTGTTGTTATTTAGTTCACTTATCATATTATTATTATTCTTAATGCCATCTTCCATATGATTAAGTCTATCTGGACTTAATGGAGTACCGCCGCTAGTGCCAGCTTTCCACACTTGCTTTACATATTGAATAAAATTCATAGTAAAACCTCACTTTCTAAGCACACAAAAAGGACACCTCACAATTAAGTGAAATGTCCTTGTCATTTTGCTATTTATTTGTTATTATTGGTATGAGTTAATTTACATTCACTCATACGTGCTAATCAGAACAGGTCTACCCAACTTGTTCTGATTTTTTATTCTAGTAGAGCCAAGATTTCGGCGCTACTGATTTAATGTCTTTCTCCACTTGTGGAGAAAAGCGTTGCAACAACTATACAAATACTTTCCCCAACTTTATGGGATATTTTGCAACTTCCTGCAAAAACTTTCCCGACTTCTTGGGAATTTTTTCGTACCCACTTGTGGGTACGCTATGCTGCTATCAGTTTCCTTGCTGGGTTAGTTATAAACTCTTTTATTCTTCGGTCAGAATGATAGTTAAACCCAAACTATTGTTCTGGCTATTTACTTTTTTATTCTTAAAGTTCTATTAACTAACACTTTCCATGTATTGTAATCATCAATAAACTTATAAATATCCTTATGCTGATTTAAAAAGGCGTATACTGCAAAATAATTAAATCCTCTAATATATTCTGGTGGTGGATTATCTTTCGTTTTTCCATAATCACATATTGCAAAAAAATCTCCATAATTTCTAACAGTAGTGTCGAAAACATCTTGCTGTTTCACCATTTTTCCTGCGCAACTATTGTAATAATTAATTAGCTTGTCTGCTGTTTCTTTTTTAATCGCTGGGTAATCATATTTTTCATTGTACTTCAATATTTCCGTCATTGAAATGTACGTTGCATGGAATTCAGACCAAAGCCTTATATAATCATTTTCGGTCAATTCTCTTTTGTTCTTTATCCCGAATTTTTCTCCAATAATAGTAAAGTCATCAATATGAGTTAATTCATGATGTGTTGTTGATATCATATTTACTAAATCATTGTCATACTTAATGTATACTTCAAATTGATTATTAATCGTTGGGTACACTAGCCCAAATTCTTTCCCACTAAGTATTTTAGCATAGTCACTGTCAATTTTATTAATAGCCTCATATATATTATCAACAATTAATATTGATTTATTCCAATCTTGAATATCACTTTGTATATTACGTTCTTGTGCCGTTATAAGTGTATAAGCTTTAATTTCTGCTTTGCTTATCTCCATATTACTTTTCCCTTTCCTTTTTATTTCCAAAATAGCAACATGCCATTGTTCCACTAACGTATATCACTATAACGAATCCAAGGGATAAATCTTCTCTCCGAAACCATTCAGACATATTATAAAGCTCTTCATTTATAAAGTTTCGTGTTGATACTTCCGCGCTTGTTTCTGTACCTTTTTCATTTTTCTCTGTGCAAAACTCCAAATAATCTTGAATTTTACCGCCTGTTCTTCTGCCACTATCCTGTAGATACCATATAAAAGTCGCAGATAATAACACCCAAATAATTAAGCATATCGCTTTCCTTTTCATTGTGATACACCCCCTTTGCTATCCTAATGGTTAGAGTGTATCACAACATTGTATTAAATTCAATTATATGTTATATGCAGGCAACCCAGTCATTGCTGTGTACATATCTGCTTGCTTTTGTGTAACTCTGAATATCTCTTGTCCGTCAATTTCTATTGTTCTTCCATTTTCAACAGCGTATATTAGTTGCCTTAATAACATATTAGTTTCTGTTGTAGCGCTATTATCCATATTAATCTGTGGCATTGTAGGTATGCTAGTATTTGCATTAAATTTACTTGCTTTTGTGCTTTGAATAATATCGCTAGTAAAGTCGCCTAAAGAAACCTCAACAGGTTTGTAATTAAGCTCCATACCTTGTTTGAAGCCCTCTATCGTGTATTCACCTATCTGTTTCATAACTCTTGATGGACTATGAATGTCTAAGGCATCTCTTATTGTATCAGATACGTTATCTGCGATGTATCTAGCTTCGCTGAAAATACTGTTTTCCATACTTTCTAAGCCATCATAGAGACCTCTGCCTGCATAATGGCCTATATCCCATAATGAATCATATATGCCATCAAAGCCGGATTTAACATTGTTAACGTAATCATCAATCGTACTATACGTGCTACCTAAATTGTCAGATAAACCATTGTTAAAGCCCTCAACAACCCATCTTCCGTATTCTTCCGCACGCCTTGATGGTGAACCAAAATTCATTGCACTATCGTGAATATTTCTATCTAATTCATCCATCCAATCTCTTACAGCATTGTTGCTTCTATCAACATTATCAACAATTCCGTTAACAAAGCCATCTACTGTATTTCTTCCATAGCCCTCTACGTCTACTGCTTCTCCTGCTTCATTTAAAGCAGAATCAAGCATTTCTTGCCAATCTTCCTTAAGTTTAGGCTTTGTGTTGTTAACACCAACATTGGAATAAACTCTAATACTATCAAATAGTGATGTTGTGAGCTTGTCTGCCGCTTCATCAGCGTACACGCTTCCGTCTATTCCTAACTGATTAAAGCCATCTTTAACAGAATCAAGTGCTGGGTCTAATGTGCTTTTACGCCATTTCTCAATAACGCTTTTAATATAGTTTTCTTTTGTTGTGAATATTTTAGCTATTGGGTTTAGGTTTTCATAGTCTTTTGTTGCTTCTTCAACTACTGATGGAAGTTGATTGAGTAAGTTATACTGTACTTGATTAGCATATTGCATATATGCCGCGTCTATTCTCTCTGTGCCTTGTTGTACTTGCGTATCACTAGCACCATATAAACTTGACCAATCAAATTGACTTGCATCTATTCCTAAAGCAGTAAGTCTATCTCTCATATCCGTTATAGCTTGTGACGATTCCGTTCCCAATGCAGATAAGTTATCTTTTCCGTTTTGTGCCGCTGTTACAACTTCATTTACAGCCTCACTAAATCTTTGAACATCAAGTCCGGATTCTGTCATATACTGTGATATATCTAATGCGCCGCCAAATCCTTGAATAGCAAGTGTCGCATTATCAACCGACTTGTCACTATTAATAGAAGATATTTTATCTATTAAAGGCGTAGCCGCATTTAAGAACTCTTCTTCTGATATTTTTCCATCATTAAACTGCTGTATAAGTGTTTCTAGATCTGAACTCATACTTGTAAACGATTCATTTCCTTTGTCGCGTAAACTTGCTAATTGTGCTACATACTCTGGAATCGCAACGCCTTGTGCTTCAAGAATATCTTTCCAAGCACCTACAACATTACCGACAATAACATCATATTCATCATTGAATACATTTTTAGATTCACTTAATAAGTTTTGGAATTGTTCTATAATTTGCGGCATTTTTTCATTAGTCGTGTATGCTCCATCTTCAACCGCCGTTTTTAACAGATTTACATTATCTGTTGTTTCTTCGAGATTTTCTTTTGCTTCTGATATATTTTTAAGTTTGTCTGTGGTTTCAGTTATACCATCTGTTATTTTTCCAAAAGAATCTATGGCTACATCGCCTAATTCTTTCATTGTAACAGTTCCAGTATTTTGTAATGCTGTAAACATACTATTAAATTCTGCTTCTTTTACAGCTTGTGAGATACCCACTATTGACGATATTAAGCCAGTAGCACCTACTATTAATGCTGTGAATGGGTTTGATAAGCCTATAAGTTTTAATGCCGCTGTTGCTACACCTGCACCGCCTGCTATTTTAGCAATAGAAACTACAAGGTTGTCACTCCCTGCCGCCAACTCATAAAAGCCGCTTTTAACAAGTGAAAACTCTGCAAATACACCTATAACGCCTATTGCACCTTTCTGCAATGCTGACATTTTACCTCTAATAGTTTCAATCCCCTCATTAAATGTAGCAAAAAAGCCATTGTCATTTAAAGATGTTTTAAGGGCATTAAAGGTTTTGTTAACATTAGTTACAGTTTTAGCTATCTTTGGGTACATAAATGTCAACGCCGAAGCCGCCGCCTTATTTCCATTAAGTGCGCCTGTTACCGCCGCTACTGTTGTTGCAAATTTATCAAGTGTCTTGTACGTTTTTACTATACTAGCTACAACTGCCGAATCACCTATCGCCTTAAGCGCTTTAGGAACTGCCACAAGCGATATAAGAAGTGTTTCTATTGGTGCTTTAGATAGCATACCTAAGTATAATTCAACAGCCGCTTTTAAGCCTTGCACAAGCACTTTAGCCGCCGATTTAAACACCTTAGTCCAATTAATGCCTGCAAGAAAATCTCCCATTTTCTGACCGATTTTAAACCAAGGAACATCATCTATAGCCTTTGCAAACCAATTAAAAATTCCTGCCACAAGGTTAGATGTATCTTGTCCTGCGGCATAAAAATCTCCGATAGCAAAGTCTTTAAATATCTGCTTAACAGGTTCGAGTGCTTTCTCTATTCTGTCAGCCCAGGCAACTGCCGAATTTTCCATATTGGCAAATGCTTTATTCCAAGCTGCTTCATAATCAGCCGCCGCCTTAGCAATATCGTCTGTCAAATCAATAGTGCTACCACCGCCACCACCGCTTGAACCCTTGCTTGAGCTTGTATCGTCCTGCAATTTATTTATTTCATCAAATCCCATAAGGGATAATGTAGCTTTCTTAGCTGAATCTGCTACATCTTGGTAGCCATCTGAAATATCTTCTAAGCCATCTGATGTGTCTTTATAGCCACTTTGTCCGAAGCTCTCAAAGTCAATCTTAACACCCATAAGGCTTGCAAGGTTCACTAGAAGTCGCTTAATTGCAATGGTAACGCCATTTACAACTGGCATAACCTTTGAAAGAATTGGGATAAACAACTGCCCTGCCACCATTCCGACTTCTTTCATATTGTTGCTGAACTGGCGTAACATATTTGAGGGGCTGTTAATCGTGTTAGCTAAATCGCCCCACGATACTTTTGATTGGTCTAGTATAGCCAATACTCTTAATTGCTGTTTTTCCATCTGTGTCATTTCTGATACAGACTTAGAAATTCCTAAATTATAAGCGTATGTTGCCAATGTAGCATTAGTAATATCAATACCATACTTGTACAACGCCCTTGATTGACCGATTAAGCCACTCTGTAAGTTCTGCGCAACCGTTTTATAGTCCACATTAAAAAGTGAGCTTATATCGCCTGCAAGCATTGTCATTGACTTTGTTATAGCCGTTGTCGCTTCGCCAGTCTGTCCTAACGAATTAGTGACAGAAGCTAACTGTGAAGCGTACTGTGTTATCTCTTGTATGTTAAGTCCTAAGTTCTTTGCTCCACTTTCTTCAAGCAAGCCGCCTTGAACATTAACTTTCAATCCAGATAACTTTCCAAGAGTATCATTTACTCTACTTTGAAAACTTTCTGCGTATGCCGTAGCGTTATCATATCCGTACTTTTCGTAATCCTTATCCCATTCTGAACCGATTTTACCGAACGCAACTGCTTGATAGTTAAACGCTTCAATGTAATCTGTTGTTGATTTTATAGCTTCTATAAGTTTCTTACTGCCACGAATTACCATAAAATAGGTGGCATAAAACTTGCCTATTGCACTTGCTAAGTTCCAACTACTTCTAGTTGCTGTTCTAGCACTTGTAGAAACGCCATACAGCGACTTTTGAAGTGAGTTTGAAGAAGTACCCACCTTGCTACCTTGACTAGCAAGATTAGCCAATGCGTTAGTCATTTGAATAACATTCTGGCTTACTGTTGGTGCTCTTGATAGCGTTGTCATTAAGCCATTTAAAGCATTACCCAGCTTTGGAATGTTTACAACGGCGTTTTCTATACTCTTACTACCTAGCTTGCCAAGTGACTTGGCAAATTCTGTAACCTGTGTTGCGTTCTGCGGTATGGCTGATATGCTTGCAACCGCTTTCGTAACGGCTTCAAGTGATGTAGCTGTGTTAGCAAGTGCGGCTGAATCAACAGAACCTATCTTTGTGATATTCTTGGCAAGTCTTGTAAAATCTGCTGTTCCTGCGTTCATATTCTGCATAGCAGAACCTAAGTGACTAACGCCGTTTGCAAGGTTGCTTAATGATGAGCCATTCACAGTCGCAAGTGATGTTGACAACCTTGTAAGCTGATTTATCAGTTTATCAACAGAATTAATAGCTTTAGTGGCAGTACCGGTAATTTTGACTTCTAAACTGTCTAATTCCACGCTTTAACCCCCTTTTATAGGATTGTTGGCGGTAGTCCTTTCTTTTCAGTCTGTGCCGCCCATTTTTGCTCATTGAGTAACATCAGCTGTAACTCCTTATCATATGTATCTTCTTCACTTTCTTCTGTTTTTTCTGATAAAATAGCTTGTTTAGGATATTCAATGTGTACATCTTTATTAAATGCTGCACCTATTCCGCAAGAAATAGCTGGAATTGCATAAACTAAAAACCAGTTATACATTTCTGAATCGCGATTTTGCCTATCAATCTTTTTGCCTTTTGCGTATAGTAATAATTTTGTAGGTGTCATTTTTAAAAAGTCCGAATAACTAACGCCTAGTGAACTAGCTAAGACAAAGCATTCTCCCCAAATTATTTTGTGGAAGTCTGCTTTTTCTTGTGGTCTTGTGGAACTACTGTCGGCTTCTTCTGTTCCTGTGTCGCTTCTTCCACATTGTTCGCCATTTCCTCTAACATCGCTGTTATTCCCGACAGCTCGAAAAAACCATCATCTTCCATCGCTTTCTTGATTTCTTCAAATAAAGCTCTATATCCGTAACTTTTATCTGTCTTTCTCTTTTCTGTAATATACGCTCTAGTGAGTCCCTTTGCTTCATCCATTGTGACTGGGTTATTATCAGTACAGCCTGCATAGATAGCCAATATGCAAATCTCCGGTATATCCGCTGTCATATTTGCTAATCCATCAAAGGAAGCCTGTGCAACACTTTTATCTGTTTGTGCAAGTAAGTAAGAACCATTAACAACAGAAAACATTTTCTGCACTATTTCTTTACACTCTGCCGCACCAAAAGAGAACTCAACTTTGTATTCTTTTTCATTTACATTAATATTCATCATATTTTTGCCCTTTCCCACCCTATCACTATATAGGAAAGGTGCGGATTTTACACCGCACCTACCTTTTAAAATAATTATTCTGTTACATCATCAAGATATGATGTGTAGTCGGCTGTTTTGGCGTTTGTGCCACCAATCGACACAGCCTTTGATTTAGTCGATTGGCTTATTATTCCCCCACCTTTGTTACTGTGAATGTGCCACCAGCACCCTCGACAACTTGAAGCTTGTCTGTGCATTCGATAGGTGAAGTGTTAGGAACTGCTGTTACTGTCATTTCAAGTACCGAATCAGTACCAGAAACATCATTAGGTGTTGCTGTTACCTGTCCGACAAATGCGTACTTAGCAACCGCACCTAATCCGTCAGAGCCATATAACTGAATAATATCTAACTGCTTGCCCTCTGCCTTGATTAAGTCCTGTAAATAAGCCTTTTCAAGGTTGCCTGTGTAAGTCTTAGCATCAGATGTTTTGATACCCATTAAGAATGTCTGTGAATCATCTTCAAATGTTGTACTTTCAACTGTGTTAGGTGCTGATACTGGTGCTGAAATTGACTTAGCCGCAACCATTAACTTATATGAGCCTGCAAAACCATCTTCGCTATGCTCCTTGTAGATAACCCTAGCTTTATAACTTGTACTTGCCATTGCCTTGTCTACCTCCTAAAAATTTGCAAAAAATAAGAGCATTTCTGCTCTTTGTTACAATAATCTATCATTTGCCGCTATCATCCTTCTGAATCTAGCGGTACTCTTATGTACTTTATTACTGATTGAGAACTCTGGCATTGCATTGCCTTGAAATCTCATTGCCTTGAATGTATCTGTAATTACTGCCATAACCTTTCGGCAGTCAGACTTGCTTGTGTTAGTGGTGACATCTACTTGAAATGTTGCTAACAATGCATTAATTGTCTGTCCATCAAGTGTTTGTCCTTGTTCAATCGCTGGCAGTAAATGAATGTATACTGTTGGGAATATTGCTTGACCGCTGTTTTCCCCCTCATTTGTTATGGCTATCTTTGGATATGTCTTTTTAAGCTGTGTTAGGGTTTTAGCCTTGACAAGTGCTGTGACTGTATTCTCAAGGTCTATCGCCCAATCGTTTGCATTTGCCATTAACTAAACACCTCTCTTGCTATCTGCTTATACTGATTAATAATCTCTATTGTAGCGTTATACATAGGCATTGTAGCTTTAATGCCGTGTGTGTAGTGCCATTGATTGTCATTACCTAAGTAGTACCAACCATCGCTGAATGCGTGGATTTGTCCTGGATATGTTCCTACGCCCAAGCCGAAATCATTAGCCTTTGGGTTCTCGTTGCCACTGTTGTAATAAATACCAGCGCCAAATTCAATCGCTAACAGTGTGTAAAATGGCTCTCTATCTTCTACTTCAACAGTTTTACCGGTAGCAATTAAAATAGCTTGGTAGCCATCTTGAATAGGCTTTCTGTCAACTCTCAATGTTACTGTCCTACCTAATGGACTTTCATTAACACTCATAATTGCCGCTTTGTCGCCTAATTCTGCTAGTCGTTCAACAAGCAATTCACATTTATACTGCAAACTCTGCTTATACTGTTGTAGCTGTCTGATAGCTTCATTTACGGACTTTTCTGATAGGGATATATTAATTGTATGTCTTGCCATATTACACCGCCTTAGAGTAATTTTAAGTCCACAAAAACTTTAAATATTTTAGGTGACTGAATTGCAAACCAATCAATAGTTGTTTCATCGTGTCCAAATTGTTCTATATGTTGCCAATTACACTGTAATCCGCTTTCAGATAGAAAGGCGTGTATTATTTCGTGTCTTAATTGTTTCTTCTGCAATTCTACAAAATTACCCACTTCATTATAGTTATCAGAACGGATTACTATTAGCTTTGCTGTATTGTCGCAAAAGCCGTCCATATCTTTATCGTTAAGTTGCCTTAACTCGATAGCGTATGCTGTTCCCAAAACATTAATCGTTGTGTCTTCCATAATGCACCTACTTTACAACTGCTTTAAGCATATACTTAGTTGAATATAATGCCGGCTTAATGCCTACAATCGTGAAGTCTGCTGATGTTTCATCAACAAGACTGTCAGATGTGTATGTAGGCTTGCTATCAAGCCAAATAAGGTCGCCTTTTTGGATAGGTAACATATTCCTATCTGTCAGCAAAATAGCATCAAAATCAGCGGTATCAAAGCCGTATTCCTTGCTTTGTGCTTCTCCACCGCTGAATGATATGTTAGCTTTGAAATCCGTAGGCTCTGAAAAACCTGTTTTTTCTTCAAGAACTTTGGGTATCTTATTTCCCTCATCATCAAGATAAGGAATGAAGTTACCCTCTGTGTCGGTATAACCCTCATAAAGGATATTGCCCTCATCATCTCTTTCATAGATAGTTACTGTCTGTCCTTGAAGTGAATACTTCATAGCCTGCTTATTAATGTCAAGCATTGTTCTTTACCTGCTTATAAATCTGATTAACACCTGTGCTTGATAATCCGGACACAATTCCTACTGCGATTGCATTAAGAATATCATTTGCCGGAAAGTCAGGTATTACATACATACCTATAATGCCTAAGATACCGCCTGCAACGCCTACGATTATAGGAATGTAATTATCCTTAATGTGTGGGATTGCTTTGGCTCCTAAGCCTATCAGATATGTAATTACAACGATTGCTACAACTGTTGTTACCGATGTTATATCCATTCTGCTATACCTCCTTATCTTCATTAAGTCGTGCTTCCAATCCGTCTATTCGGTGGTGTGCCGACTTTACACTTTCCTCAACCTTAATAATCCTGTTATCATGAGAATTAAGTTCTTTTCTCATTTCTATAACTTCATTTTTTATCTCTGTTGTGTTGCCTGATATTGTGTCAAGTTTCATATTTATGCGTGTATTTTCCTTTACACGCTCTGTAAGTTCTTCATTGTCAGACTTTTTGTTGTTCTTAAGATTAAATCCCAACGTAAACAGTCCGAAAAAGACGGAAAAAGCAACTGAAATAATGCTTATAATTACTGCTATTGGCATTGATATACCGCCTTTCATAATTAATAATGGCACACCGCCCACCACCCTTAATGTGTGCCGCCTGCTACCATATTGTCGACATCAGCAACATGGTAACGCACAATCTTCTATAAAACCTTAGCAAAAGGGAATACCCCGACAAATAAACCGTCTCTGTCTCTCCAAGTTCTGTTGACACCATTTTCATTGTAGCTTGCCATAAATGCTTCACCTGCTTGTGAATGGTCGTAGACAGCCAGATTAACGATAACGGTCTCAAATTTCTTCAAGTCCTCGGTTATCATTTCATCTGTGTAGCTGTCGGGGTAGTTTCTTCTTGCCTTTACATCTTCTGTAGCTTGCTTAATGAGCTGTTCGATTATCGGATTATCTTCTTTGCTATCGAACACTACCACATCAGATGTCGTTTCATCATCATTTGTGACTGTATTAATATGAAATTGTTTAAGTCTGATTTTGACCTGTTCTAATGTGGTGTATTCCATAACTATCTCCTATAATCCTAATTTCTCAATTAACAGCTTCTTTAATTCTGCTCCTGTGAGTTCTTCTGCATTGTCTATGCCTTGTTCTGTGGCAAATGCCTGTAAATCAGATGTAGACATACGATTTATAGCTGTCTTATTCAAATCCTTGCTATGTTCATTCGGCAAATCTACAGGTTTTACAGAACCATTATTATTCTGCATACCTTTTATTAGCGGTTTGCCGATTTTATTTTCTGTGGTTGCAAGTTCTCTGATTCTTGACGGAGTTGTTTCTGAACCATTTCTAGGGTATTCATCTCCAACTTCGTATATGTGATTAAAGTCTTGTAAATCCATAAACCTGTAAATTACCTTATAACTCATAACAATTCTCCTTACGCCGCTTCTGCCTCTGTGATTGTAGACTTAATAATTCCGTCAAGTCTTTCAGCAAAAAGTACAATGCCGGAAACCACTGTGTCAGAAGCTGTCATATTGCTGTAGTCCGGTGTTTCGTGAATGCCAATAAGACCTGTCTGGTCTGATGTGAAATCAAACGCTTCTCCGAGGTCTGCACCATTAACAGGAATGTAATACAGTACGATATTGTCTTTTGCTGTTGCGTAGATGGTTCCCTTTGGTACTTTGCTGTCAAAAATAACAGTTCCAAGACCGAGGAAGTTCTCTACATAAGTCATGCCGAATGCTGTCTGTAATGTAATCTGTGCTTTAGCAAGATAATCAGCTACATCAAGTGGATTCATAAAATAGACAGCTTCGATTGAATCGTCTTCAAACTTGACCTGTAACTGTCCCCAAGCCTGTGCAAGTGCTGCCTGAAAACCTACGCCTGTTGCTGTTCCTGTGCCTGTTGCAAGGAATGTGAAAAAGTCACCTCTAATGCCTTTCTGAACATCAAGTAACATTCTGTCAGTTGTCATCTGTACCGCCTGGTCATAGCCTCCACTGATAATCGCCTCTGCCGATGTGGCTTTTCTCCACTTCTTCAAAGTAATTTCCTTGTAGTTTACTGCAACTGTCTGATACTTAGAGAGTGGGATTGTTTCGCCCTCTGCGACTTCTCCGTTTTCAAGTGTTCCTGTAGCCTTGTAGGACTTTAATGTGTAGCCCGCCTGCTTTGGAATCTTTCTTGTTACTCCAAGTGCCTCAATTAACTTCTTGATGTTTTCACTAAAAATGTTTACAAACTCAACCTCTCTTGCTCTTACAAGGTCAGCTTTCTTAATTAAATTTTCTTCTGCCGCCATATTTACCTCCTAATTAAATAAATCCATATTCATAGCAATAGCTTTTCTACGCTCATTTCTGTCCGGAATAGCCATAATCTGTTCCTTTGTCATGCCGGAATATTCTCCGCCTGCATTAACTCTAGGTCTTGATTTCATCCATTCGGTCTGTGCTTCTGCGACTGCTGCTTTCTTTTCAGCTTCTATAATTGCTGCAATAGTGTTATGGTCTGCGTCCGAAACTGCATCAATCAGTTTTTCTACAGACTTTTCAGATACGCTCTTGTAAGCATTAACCGCTTTAATATGATTAAGTTCTTTTACAGCTTCCTCATACTTCTCATTCTGTAAGCGTTCCGCTTCTGCCTTAGCTTCCGCTTCCTGCTCCTCGGTTGTCTGCTTTGCTCTTAAAGCCTTGGTAAGCTCTCCTTTTTCCCTTAAAGCCTTATCAAGTGCCTGCTTTTCCTTGGCTCTGTCTGCCTTTTCTGTAGCAAGCTGTGCCATCAGTTCTTCAACTGTGGGTGTATTTGGCTTTACTTCGGTTGTCTGTGTATCTGTTGGGTTTTCGGTTGCTGTTGATTTAGCTTCATCTGCCATTTTTGTTACCTCACTTTTCTGTGTTTTCTTGACTTCTCTGTCTCATTGTGTTTTATCCACTTCTCTGTGCATATAAAAAGCCACTAGGATAATTCCCAGTGGCTATATACCTTGATTATTTATTTGTTCTGCTCTTATCAATCAGAGGGCTGTTGCTAACTTGGTCGCTCAAATCTTGCATTATGCGGTCATTGTTAGTTGCATCATCTTTAATGTTGCTCTTTTGTATTTTTTCGACTGTTTCCTTGCTTGCTTCCCAAACTTCGTTAGGGTCGTCAAATACAGGAATTGCATTAAGTACTTTTCCTCCATTAATGCCTGCATTAATAAGTGTTGCTATACTGTTGACTTTTGTTGATAACTCATATAGCTTTTGTCTCTTAATGTTAATTTCAATATCCTCAAGGCTTATAAGTCTTAATGGGCTATCTTGTGGGACATACGGACTTTTATCAATAGCCGCAAGAACTACTTCTAGTTCATCCATTTTGCAGCTTTCGGTTATCATCTGTAACTTTGTTGCTGCTGCCTCTGCGTGGTCCCATCCACTTGCATTACTAGCCGCAACACCTGTTATGTTAGATGCATTGTCATTAGTAAGTGGCACGTTGCATTTTTCAAGTATCTTATTTCTACGATATTGGATGTTATTGAGCATCCCTGTGTAATCGTAATTAATTGCAAGAGATTCAACAATTGGTGTCTTTCCGTCCGCCGATGTATAAGTCTGCATCCACTCGCCAGATTTTGGTTTCCTTACAGTTTCTTCAATAGTCTGCGTGCCATCCTCATTGTCTGTAACTTTTCTCTCTACAGGGAAATCAACATCGTTTGTATGCCATACTGCCTGCGTGTTTTGTTCAACATCATTTGTAAAATCGGAAATAAGCAGGTTAAGGTTGTCTAATTCTGATTTCTGATGTTCCCAAACTCCCATTCTGTCATATGACCGGAAATACTCTATAATCGGCACAATTCCAAGCGGATTTACTTCCCCGCTTCTTTGCTGATGTCTCCATGCTTCTTTTTTCGTATAATCTCCATTTGCAATCTCATTGAGATTAACCACTTCAAAGCGGAAATCTTTTGTAAAGCAAGTGTAGTAGTTGTTCCCGGTTATTCTATCGTGTCTGTAAGTAACGCCCATCATTGTTCGCTTATCGGAATAATAGCTTGACTTCACTACAAATGATGTTCGTGGGTCTAATATGTCTAATGTGAAATATGGCTTATTCTTTTTCCATTCCATATTTACATCTACAAGAACATTACATGTCGCCCCGATTGTTACATATCTTCCCAAGTCTTGCGTCTTTGCTTTAATCTTTGCAAGTTCGTACTGTTTGTTAAGTTCCGATATTCCGTCTGCAACGAATTTCTCTTTTCCATCACCATTCTGCACAAGCGAAATAGGATTTCCCCAAGCGAATGAAGTCCAAAATTCTGATGCTTGATGAGCGACATTGTCTACACACTCACAATCAATGTCCGGTCTGTAAGTCTTAGGGTTCTTCCTAATTATCGGCTGTATTCCTGCATCGTAATCAAGAAGATACTGTATTCTGTTGGCGTTTTGTATGTGTGTTGAAAAGACATCTCTTAATACATCTAACACATTTTCATATGTTATTTCCGGAACATCCGTTGTTAATACAATTCTTCCTGTCTGCATTTCTTACACCTCTAATAAAATGTCATACCACTTGAGCTTCTGCTGTTTGGTATTTCTTTAATCTGAAAATCATCATCATCGTTAGGCACATACCAAATCCATTTGCCGCAATGTTTGCAAGCTAGTTTGTGTGTGCGTGGGTCTTTCTTATCTGCCTTAATTAAAAACTTATGGCAATTCGGACACATAATTGACTTGTCTTTATTCATATAGAAATTCATATTTTTACCTCGTTGCATAACAAAAAGCACCGCCATAATTAAGTAGCGGTGCTTCTTGATAAAGAATGTTTTGTTTATGAAAAACAGCTCTGTAATTTCTTACAGATACAGTATATCATTAGTGTAATAGGACATTCTAGGACAACTTTAAATAACTATTGCCATATTTTTCTTCAAATACTTTTAATGCTCTTCCATGAAGTCTTGTTACATTCCTGTATGAAAAATTCATTTCTGTAGCAATTACTTCAAATGTCTTTTTTTCAATGTATCTTGAAAAAAGTACGTTGTAGTAATCTTCATCTTCTATGCTGTCTATTTGCCCTATAATCGTATTTTTCTTATCAGTGTATTCATCTATCATTTTATCAAGGTTACGTTCCATTTCGTCAATTTTGGCGTATGTAGTGCCTATTTTATCTGGGTCTGATGATGATAACACTCTTTCTTCATTTTTTACTGCCGATATGCTGCAAGAAAGCTCTCTAAGTTGTGCTATCTCTGTTAGCTTGTTATTTATCATACGATTAAGTCTACTGATTTGATTAAGATAATCCTTAGTTGTCATAATAGATTAACCTCCTATATTGGGCTTGACATAATGACTGTTTTTTTAACCCGATTTCCTTTTGTCATCCTCAATGCAAAATTTGAAAATACATCTGGAACATCATCAAGCTGTTTTTTCCCTGATACTGAATATTGTTTTAAAAGCGACATCATTATTCCATATGGTTCATTAGGTTTGTAAAGTGATGAGTCTTTAAAAATAATGTGTTGCAAAATCCAGTTAGAACATTGAAAAATCCTTGCCTCTTTGTTTGTTTCTGTAGGCGTATCTGTAATATTACATATCCAGCCTACACTCTCCACACGCTTATTAACTTCCATTGCAACCCTATCACCACCGGCGTTACGCTCAAATTCACACTCTTGCACTTTATTATTTGCAAGCACTCCTGCGGCATTTCTGTATTGTTCTTCGTAATCTGCTGTGTTATCGCATACACAATCAATGCAGTAATAATCATCACCATATTTTTGAAGAACCGGTAATACGAAATAATCCGTTCCTTTTCCTTTTGTATCACATTGCCCTGTAACAATCTCCGGTTCTCCGTGTGGCAGATTAAGGTATCTGCGGATTTTATCATCTGGGAATAATAACCCCTCACGTTCGATAGGCTCTTGTTTATACAAACATCTATAAGATATTTCGTCCATGAGTAATTGTTGGTCAGCAAAAAACTCTTTCGTAAATCCGCTGTACTCATAATCAAAATTACTCTCGCCTGTCGCTGGGTCTACATCTGGCACAGCAATAGTCTTAACTCTTTTATTCCCTGCGTACATATTCTGTATTCTTCCGATAACGTCATGCACACTCCAACGCGTAGCAATGTGTATTTCTTTACAATTGTGTCCGTCTGTATCTTGGATTTTTCTTTGTCTAGCATCTACTGCATATTTATCCCATAGCTTATCAAGTACCATAGGATTTAAGGCTTCCTCAATTCCGCCTATCATATCATCTACAAGCAAAAATTTACTCGCACGAACTTTACCGGCATTTTTACTACCGACAGATGTGCATTGTACGCTTGGGAATGGCTTATACTTGCCTATGTTGAACTGCTCTAACTTTGCGTTAGTGCTTGTAACTGTAAGGCTAGGAAAAATTTCGTTCCACGCATATTCATCAGCATTTGTAACAATATCGTATACGCCATCGTAGTACATTCGTGTAATGTCGCCAGAATGGGAGTAAAAAAGGCAAAAATCATTAGGAAACCAGCCAGCTACTAAAGCGTTAAACATTTTTTCAATAGTCGTCTTTCCTGCTCCCGGTATCAACGACACGCACAATATATCGTATTTATCATCAATCATGCCCTGCAAAGCTTCTATTAACCCCATTTTTAAGAATTGTTTGCGGCGTGGCATATAGAAGCGCTCTTTAGGTTCTCTTTTCTTTTCAAGATACATAAATGCACTATCTACTATTTTGCTTTGAGCTTCAAGTAGCAACACATCATAGTATTTATCAAGCAAATCAAAGGAACTTTTATTGTCAAAGACAAACTTCTCTATCTCCCACATAGATAGCCCTATATCACGCATACAAGCCTTTTCTATGAGTTCTTTTGCCCTAGTAGTACATTTCAACATTGTATCAATTTCGCCCTCATTCTTGGCAAGCTGGCACACGTTGTAGTAGGTTTCTATAATATTTTCATCTATTCCATTTTGTGATATGTATTTTTCGCAATCGTCTATCAGTTGATTTAATTCAGAATTCAAGAAAAGCACCTCCACTTTTCAGCAAAGGTGCTTATAGACCTCTGCCTATAACTGTTTTAGGTTAGCGACTAACTCCATTTGTTAGCCGGTAATGTTATTAAATTATCTTATAGTCTCTTCTTCCAATTTCCCATTTATGAAAAACAATAAATGTCATAAATAAAACTGTATCTCCGTTTTTCAGTTCAATAGATATTGGTAATCCTCTTCTGTCAATTTTTAATATATCATTTTTATTTTCTGACAAAAATTTATTCAATTCCCATTGTAATGTTCTTATTGTCTGTTCATTATGTACATATATCATCTTCACAAAACACCTTTCTACTTCTGATATTTGCATTTATAACGACCGCACATATATTTATGTATTCCTTTGCTAACATCTTCAAATGAGGAATATTCAACAGCAAATCCACAAGTTTCAGGGTCGTACTCACAATTAGGATTTGTGTCACAAACATTAAATGGATTTTTCTTCTTAATCCGCTGATTATCTGACACTTCTATATCAACCAAATCATCAATCATCAGCACAGCCTTTGAAACTCTTACACATTCTTTTCTCTTCTCGTCATTGGTACACTTGCCATCTGCATTGTATCGGCAAGAAGTCAGATTGCATTTTTTATTTTCATAAGCATTATTTACATTATTAATCCATTCACGAAATGGAATATTGTTAATTGTGGCATTGTCTAATGCCACGTCAGCTATCTCCTGTACCATTTTTCTGTATTGAAATTCCATAATCTCGCCCCTAAATTCTTGCAACTACGTGTTCTTTTACAATTTCTTCTTTTTCCGGGTCGTAAATAACCGAACCGTTTTTATCAGTCTTATTCTTATCAAATTCGCAAGAAACTTTTATACCATCCTTATTACTGCATTCTGCGTGATAATCAATGACACATACTTTCTTCTGCCATTTCCCATTGGCATAAATCTTTGTGTAACCGCCAGCTCTTGTTTTAATGATTATTTTACTTCTTGATTTCTTCATTTCTCATAAACCTCTCAAAATCTTCCGTGCACTCATTACATAAATCGTAAGTCATATTTAATATGTCACTCCTTGTAATTGAGTTCATACACAACAGCCCTACTTTTATTTCTTTTCCGCACCTGTCGCAAGTGCGCCATTCTTTCTGATGTTTCATTATGCAATTGTCGCTATAAGCATTCCAATCATCATTACAATACTTATAAATCCTTTCTTTAAAATATTTTCTATATCTTTTGCTTTTTGTATGTCCAATATCAAAAAAATATAAAATATATATAGTGCTATTTTATATAACATCATCATTCCACCGCCTTTTAATCCAATCCTAGCATACATAAAATATCAAGTTCCGATATTTCTTTTGTGCCCTCTCTTGTGTGCATAAGAATATCTTTAAGTTTTTCATTTTCTGCATTGCTATACTTATCTTTGTTATACGCTTCTGAAAAGCAATAATATTGGCAATATCCATAACCTGTACCAAGCATGTTCCCATGAATACTCTTTCCGACAATATCATAATATTTTGGGACTTTTAAAATATCGTGTTCTTCATCTAGGGTACATTCCCTTTGCTCTGCTTTTAGCTTTGATTGAAGATATTTCAGAACGCTTTGTATATCCTGTTCCGATTTTGAAATATATAAAATAGTTTCTTTCATTTCTCCACCAACTTTCTAAGCCCCATTCATAAACATATTTTCAAAATGGAAATCATTTAGTGCTTTTTCTAATTCGTCTTTGTACCTAAACGGACTTAAAGGGCTTTTTATTTCTTCCCTCAATATAGGCGACATATTGTCTATCAAAATACCTTGTGTAGCACTTGCAAGATTTTGCGGTGGCAAATCCGCTAAAGCGCATAACTCCATTCTTTTATGGTCGCATTTTTCAGATTTAGGGCAACTTTTACATTTTTCTGCTAATTTATTTAAAGGTTCTGCCATTACTACACCAACTTTCTACCGCAGATAGGGCAATAATTGATACTTAATGCTCCTGCTCCGTATTCATCAGCAGAATTTGTAAATACTAAGCTTGGGTTATTAGTAATGTTGCGTATTTCAATAGCAATCCCAGAATAATTCGGAGATTTTTCATTGCAGAAGTCCCATTTTGGTATGCCAATTCCTATGTTTTTGCAAAATTCACACATATCACTTCTTCCCCCATAAATTATCTGGTAATTCTTCGCCGCCATAAATTTTGTTAGCGTATTTCTTAAATGTCGGTACGCTACAACCTGCTACTTTTGCCGCCTTTACTTGTGAAGCCTGCCCCGATATGTACAAGTTAATTGCTTCGTAAAACTTATCTTTGTTTAGTGGGTGTACGCCCATAGCCATAATAATCACTCCTTACTTTGATTTTCAACTTGATGATTATATTTTCTTACATCACTACGCATTTTAGATGGCATATTCTTATAACCTGTATTTTGAAGTTCTGCTTTGAAAGCGTTAAAATCATCATCATTTTTAACAAATATACTGACATATTTATCAATCTGCGGTCTTGTCATAAGCACACCATTTTCAGTAAATACCTTTTTGATGTAGTTTGTATAATAACAATATCCTTTGACTTTTTCGTGGTATAATCCCCAAAAATAATCAGCATTTTCTTTTGTTTCAAACTTTGCCCTAATCTCATTGTTAGAAATGTGATTGTAACAATGTCTGCACAATGTAATTAAATTACTTTCTCTATCGTCACCGCACATTGAAGCTGTTCTTATATGTGCCATTACCAACGCCCGGTGTTCTCTGCTGTTCTTTCCGCAATATCTGCAAGTATAATTATCTCTTTCAAAAATCTTGGTCTGTAAATCTTTATATGAACTCATAATGAATACCTCCTACAATTCCTTACTTTCACACCAACTACTCTTACAAGCGTGATTCATAATGTTAATTAAAACCTTTTCAGAAGAAAAGTGAACTAAGCTGTAATCACATTGTGCTGAAAACTTTGTATTGAAATATTCATCAACTAACATCTTGTAGTCTGTATTATCGTCCATATCACTTATAGCCGCATAATAGGTATCTGTATATCCGTCACGCTCTATGTCGGTTTCTTTTGTTAAATTATCTACTACTCTTGATAAAACCTTATCTGTTAATGGGTAGTGATATTCTCCAGTACATTCTCCGTGTTTATCTAAAAAGTATTTAAAGAATGCTTCTACATTTTCTTTGAGCGTTTTATCATTAGTCCAATCATAAGCTATCTTGCCAGCTCTACTTATCATTCTTTCCTCGGCAACTTCCCAATCACTTTGAGAGTATTCGTTTATCGGCTTAAACTCTTTCGCTTTTTTATCTTTGGGTAAAAAAGAATTACATTGTTCTCTGTTAAGAGAATTACACTCTGTACTATTTGATTTGTAATCTTTGTTTAAGTAATCTATGTTAGTACTCTTTGGTATTGCTTCGTCACTAGCTTGTGTTTGATTTTTCATTGGCTCATTATTGATTACGCACTCGTGCGTAATGGTTTTTTCATTTTCTGGAATTTCAATTTTATAATCGCTTAATGGATAGCCATTCTTTTTAAGGTCTTTTGCAATATTTACAAGATTTACCCTATATTGTAATGTTCTATCCCACTTATATTTAGGGTTATTTCGTTTTGAGATATAACCCATATTCACCAAATCGCTGATATATCTTCTTATCTGGCTTGCAGATAAACCTAACATAACCTCATCAGCTAATTCCTCGGCGGTTTTATATATCCAACCATAGAAAAGCTCTCTTTCCTCTTCTCCATTGCTCTTTGCAATCTCATTTTCTTTCTTGATAAACTTATCGGCATCTGAAACTCTTTCAGACCAATAGATAAACTGATTAAGAATGATTGCTTTTCTATAATCGTTTGTTATTGATAATAAATCTTCTCTAATTACTGCTTTTTTAATTTTTATGTCTGTCATAAATTACCTCCTACGATAGATAACCCTACGATTTATATAAAAACAGTTGCCAGGAGTTCGTAGGTTACTCTTTTCGTGTTGCAATCACTAGGCAACTGATTTTACCAAATTAAATTAAAATACTTTTTTCTTCCATTCTTCTTTATTTTTAACCCCATTACTTGTTTCTTTCACAAAAGTAAACATTTTATTAAAATCTTCTGCGTTTATATAAATGCTCCCATTGAAAATATAAGTTTTCAATCCAAGTTTTGTCACAAGCTTTCTTACATCATACACATTAAAGCTGTGAATATTCGTTTGACTTTTGATTATTGTTTTTATTCTAGTGTATGAATAATCACTATTTCCGGCTTTCTTGTTATATTTCGGCTTATATTTTTTGATAAATTCTGTTTCTTTATCATCCAATTCACTTTCTTTACAATTAATAATTGCTATTTTGGTGAATTTTTTATCTTTATGTGAATATGGTCTTGCTAATCCTATTTTAGATTGTCCAACATAAACAACCTCGTCCTCATCCATAAGAAAATAGATTATAGGGCTTTGAACATTAGGAAGTATTCTTGAATTTTCATTTTCTGCAAAATTCATAATATTATTACCTGCCTTTCTGATAACTGCCTTATTAACAAAACAACAAACAGGCACTAAGGCTTGTGCTTTTCGGTAGCTAACCTAGTTTGTTGTAATCGGATAGATAGGACTTGAACCTATGACTACTTGAATAAATCAAGCGTTACTCCCAACTGAACTACTATCCGTCAACTTGTAAGAATTTCTGACAAGTTGAAATAAAAAAGACTAGCACAGAGAGATTAAACAATTCACATTTATAAATCACTTTGGAGGTCATTTATACGCTTAAAAATATTGTTTTGAGTGGATATAAAGTGCTAGTCTTAACAGCAGTATAGGCTATGACACCTATAACAGGTCGTGGCAAAGCTGGATGGAAGTGATTACGCCCGTGCAGTTTGGCTGTTCAAAGAAAGTGGCTTCGCTCGCTGTCTATCCCTTAAGGATAACTGCTGATTATGAAATATTTGAAATAATTACTACGCATATTTGTGTGGGATATGCGTAAAACCTCACGGACTTTCTGACGGTCCTTAACAGCTCTTGCTATGAGGTGAAAGGAGAACTTAATGCTAGTAAACCAATAAGTCCTGTAAAGGCACAAGTGTAATTAAACACTTGAACTACCCCTGTGGGATTTGAACCCACGATACAGGAATCAAAATCCTGTGCCTTGACCACTTGGCTAAGGGGCAATATGCTATTCTTTTGTTTCAAAGAGTACTGCATTTTTATTTGCTGTTTCAAGCTCTGTGAAGTTATCCTTGCCTTTTACAACATTTGGATTGCCATTACAGGCATTACAAGGCTTTTCACAATATAACTTATGTCTATGTTTGCACTGGTAACAGTGCTTATCCTGATTACCCATTATTTATCACCTGCCTGTCTGTGATTAGCTCTGTAAGTGTCAAAACCGTCCGGATAACGTGCTATAAGTTTATCTATGTTTGTCTGCATTACATCATCAAGATTAAAACCGCAAGCTTCACAAATCATAGCAACGTACCATAAAACATCGCCACACTCTTTCTTAAGATGTTCTAAGTCTATGCCTTTTTCGTGGAATATACCCTTTTTAACAAGGTCTGATACTTCTCCAGCTTCACCAGTTAAGCCTAAGACACCATTAAGAAGTCCTGCTATGTCATTTATGTTGCTACACTTAGCATTGCTTTCTGCTAGAGGGCTAAGCGAAAACTTACCAGTCAATTCAGTACTTAATCTATGATGAGCCATTTTATCGTTAGTACGCATTGCCAATTTTTGGTATTCATTGCCCTGCATTTATAACTCCTAACTCTTTTTTATTTTTTAAAATTTTTTGGAATTTATTCAGCCGACTAGCTGATTCTCTGATGTGTTTATTGAATATCTTGTGATTAATTAATATGTGTCTATTATACACCTAATTAGCTTAAATGTATAGATGTTAATTGGATTATTTTTAATTAAATATATAAGTGATTTATTAGTATTAATTATATGATTAATAGTTAGGTATTATTTATATATAATTATATAATATGTGTATTATGTGGTGATAATAATATAAATATATATTAATATATAAGGGCTTTTTGTTATTTTGGATAATTGAGCGACTTAGTTGGGGCGTGTTCCGGAGGTAAATAAACCCCCTCCGCCCTTATCCGTGTAATCGTGTCTATTTTATGCCATATTCTCAAACAATTAACACAATTAACACAATATCCATACAATAACGCCGATAAACCTTAATTTATCAGCGTTATCTAAATGCTTAGCACTCACAAACCCAGTATTTAAGCGGTTTTCAAGTGGTTTAAATTGTGTCTGAATTGTTTATGGCGTTTATCTGCTGTTTATCCGTTAATTGTGTATCATTTTGGTTTAATTGCTGGCGTATTTCTGCGGCTGTAAGAGCTGTTTTATTAGTGTTTTCTCTGCTAACACCGGGCAAGTTCCAAGCAAAATGTCTGTTAAGTATTGCAAGAATTCCGACCGGATTTTTGTTGCCAGTTGCAAGCTTATTAGATAAACTTTCTTCACGAAAAACCCGCAGTTTTTGCGCGATGTCACAACTTTTTGTACTTAGCTTTTTCTCTTTCGTTCCCCAGTCGTATATAGTATCTCTATTAATTCCAGTTAATAAACTAAATCCTATAATACTACATTCTTTATCATATACAGCACATAAATAATAATATATATATAATATATACTCTACTTTATCATAATCATACATATTAAAATTATTATCCATAATACAATTAGTATTATTTTTATTAATATTCTTATTTAACTTTAATATACTTTTATCACTAAAAACGTATTTATTTATATACATTAGAGCCGCGTTCCATCGGCTTTGCGGTTCTTTGGTCATATCTTCGATGTTATGCTCTTCACAAAATTTTGTCAGATATAATTCTATGTCATTCTGGAATATCTCCGGCGTGTCTGGTGCTTCTTGTACTTTCTCCATATATTCCCCTTTCTACTGGAACTTATCCAGCTAATTATATTTATGCAAATAAAAAAACACCCAATAACTATTATATAATTATCGGGTGTAAATCTAATATTTATATATTTAACTGCTATTATATTAATATATTATATATTATTTGTCAATTTTAATTTTAAGCTCGACATAATATAAAAATCTGTTTATTATGTTAAGCATAAACAATAACAAAAATGTATTGAAATATGCTATTTTGTATTTATAAACAACAACATCAGATGTATTGAAATATACGTTTTTGTATTTCTTAAATAGTAACGTGCGGCGTAGAAAAAAGGGGAACGTTAAGCTCCCCTTTTTTATTTTATCTATCCGATTTTAGAACTCTTTTTTGATTATCTCCAAAGCTTTGTTATATGCCCAGTCTAAACTCTTATACTCGTTTTCTGTGGATATAACAACTTTATCCCCAGTATCAAGAACTTCACCGAAATAATAATCACATCCGCCGGACTTCTCCGCCTTTGTAGCTATTTTAAATGTATATCCGACAAATTCTTTACCAGCGTTTCTTGTTTCTTCGACAGCGAATAAATGGCTATCATAATCTACATATTTTCTCACGTTTTCATTTGTGAAGAACTTTGCAAGGCTCTTCATATCCGTTTTATTAGGTTCTCCATTCTTGTTTCTTCTAACTGTTAAATATTTCATATTTTTACCTCCCTTAATCTTCTATCCTTTCCCAATATGCTCTTACAATTTCAACCTCCTGCTCATCATTAGTCTCTCCGTTTAGATTACACAAAATTGTGTAATTAATTAAATCGACCTGTTCATCATCTTCATCAAAAAGATAAAAATGTTCATCTATTATCTTTTCAGCTTCTGTACTGTAGCAAGGGCTTTCATCGCTCCCCTGCGCTACATATCCAGCACTTAACAAAAATGCTTTTCCATCTTCGTAGCTCATTTTCTTGAGCTTGTCAATGCTTATTGTTTTCATCATTTCCACCTTTCAGCCTTTGCGGCTGCCCTTTCTTAATTTCTGTCATTATAATAACACTAATATTAGTGTCTGTCAATAAGTTTGTTTAAAAATATTTTATCTTTTCTTCGTCAGTTGGCGTTACTTCTATTATATCGGACGGCTGGCACTTTAATATAATACATAATGTATTAATTGTGTCCGTTGTTATGCCTTTTCCCTGTCTTATATTCTGTAGTGTCGCTTGACTAATTATCTTGTCTTTGCGCATTTTCGTACTTGTATATCCTCTGTTAGATAATTCCTTAAGCACATCTATTTTATATCTCCACATTTGTTTTGCTCCTTTCTTATAAGGTTACAAACATTGTATATTTTTTATGTTTAAAAGTCAATTAAAATATCGTATAAAATCTCTAATTTTGGTGTTGACAAGCACTAATATTAGTGTTATTATAATCTTGCAAATAAAAAAGGCGGTCACTCCTACCAAGAACGAACCGCCACCAATCAAAAAAGAAAAAACGAAAAAACTTTTTGAAAAATTATTGACTTTTGGAACACAAAATGTATAATAAAATTATGGAACTCAAAAGTGAGGTGATAAAATGAGTGCCAAAATCGGCAGACCTACGGACTGTAAAAAAGACTGTGATGTAAAAGTACGAATTGACAATGCCACACACATAAAGTTATTGAAATATTGCGAAGAAAACAATATTTCAAAAGCAGAAGCAATTCGTAAAGGAATACATTTAGTCTTGGAGCAAAAATAAAACAGCCACTCCCCTACCAAAGTTTGTGACTGTTTTACGACACCAATCCAAAAGGAATTGATAAATACAATTATATCAGTTTCTTTCGGAAAATCAAGATAATTAGAAAGGAATTTGATATTATGAACGAATTTGCAAAGATGATTTATAGTCAGTGGAGAAGAGACAACGAAGATAGAGATTTGTACTTTAAGAAAGGTGAGGAACTTAACGAGGAGTTAGAAAGCATATTGAGCAGTAATTTAAGTGATAAGATATACGATACTTTTTGCAAGAGCTGTTTTGAAATCGAAGAAAGTGCTTTTATAGCTGGATTTGGTTATGCTTGCAAGTGCCTTTCAAATGGCAAGATTGAGTTAGGCGGTGGTAAGTAATGGGCAATCAATACCATTTAGAAGATTTAAGTGGAGAAAGAATTGATTACATAACTTTTGTTAAAAAAGAGAAATGCTCTGATAATGGACACGCAAGGTATTTATGCAGATGTGATTGTGGCAATGAGTTCATAAAGAGAAAAGATTTAATAATGAAAATGCATATAAAATCTTGCGGTTGCAAATCGGTCAGAAAAACACCTATTAAAAATCCAACAAAATTAAAAGGAAAAGACAAAAATAAAACAAAAGACCATACAGATTTAAGTGGAAAACAATATGGTAGGCTTACTGTATTGGAGTGTATCGGAAGCGACAAGCACCATAAAAGGTTATATCGTTGCTTGTGCGAATGTGGTAAAGAAAAAATTACTACTCAGGCATTATTAAAAAGAGGAGAAGTTACTTCTTGCGGATGCAAGCAAAAAGAGGTTATTTTCAAGCAAAACGGATTAAGTACAAAAAGAATATATGCAGTATACCATAGTATGAAAATTCGTTGCTATAACAAAAAGTTTAAGCAATATAAGGATTATGGCGGGAGAGGCATTACTATATGCCCTGAATGGTTGGGCGAAAATGGATTGAAAAATTTTTCTGAATGGGCTTATGCAAATGGTTATAACGAAAACGCACCAAGGGGGCAATGCACTATAGATAGAATAGACAACAACAAAGGCTATTCTCCAGAGAATTGTAGGTGGGTTACTATGCAAGAACAATCAAAAAACAAAAGAAACTCTAATTTAAAGGAGCGTGTTGTTATGAACAAAAAGACAAAAGCATTAGACAAAGAACAGTATGAGAACATTATCGCAAATCAGTGAAAAACGTGTTGAACAGGCAATCAATAAACATCTGTGCCTTGCGTAGTTTAGCAATAAAAATTTTGGCAGGAAATTTTATTTTTCCTGCCTTATATTTTGTAAAACCATAACAAGAGCAACACTTGAATATCGGTTTTTACCCAATTCCTCAATCAGCTTTTCTTTTGTCATAGTCGGATTAGTCCTTTGAATTATTTCTAATAACTCATCAATACTCATTATCCCACTCTCCTAACTGCCCCAAGTACCATATCAACAATGTCAAATACTTCATCACCATATGTTGCCACAAAATCGCACAATATCTCTTCTTGTTCGATAGGCAAATACACATCATAGGACATACAGATTGCATGGCATATTTCGTGTATCAGAACTTTGCGTAGCATAAATCCCTGTAGCTTGTCTGACAGATATATCGTATGCGCGTTTCTGTCAGTTACGCCTAAGCTAATTGTATTGTCTGACCGCTTTAATTCGCCCGAATTTGAATTTTTATATTGTATGTGCCAAATTGTACCATTGATTGTAAAAATCATCTGTATGTCCCCCTTTTTTAAATAAAACAGGCTATGAATATTGCTACTCATAGCCTTTAAAATCATATCTTAGATACAAGAGTGCTTAACTTTGTTCTAAGCAAATTTTTCTCTTCTGCTGACATATCAGCAACCATATCTGTAATGTCGCTTGCAAGTTCCTTAGTGTAGCTGTCAAGAGACTTCATCTTATGCTCCTTGTCTTCTGGTGTATTAGCTTTGTGCATTTCTTTAGTTTCTGTGTACATTCTCTTTGCTCTGTCATAGCCACTTTCAGATGTATGTGTGGCTGTAGGCTCTGTATAGTACATTCTTCCGTATTCTCTATCCATATCCCTTTCTGGGTACATATGCATATAAGGTGGTTCTTCATATCCTCTTCTGCCTACATAAGTACCTTTGCCTTTAGGGGCATATCTGCCGGTAGTCTTGTATCTGTATTCATCATAGTATCTTCTGCCACCCTCTTCTCCATATTCGTCTTTTAAAGCTCTAAGCAGCTCCTTATTGTACTCTTCTTCCTCTTCGTCAGCTTTCTTCATAGACTTAACGATAACAGCCTTGTACTCTGCTTCACATAAGTCCTTAATCATATCCACAGCTTCTGACATTTCCTCTGTATTGACATTCTCAACACCCTTATCAAGCTCGCCTAAGGCTTTCTCTGTAAGACATTCAATCATTTTGTGGATTCTTTCAATGTGCATACTCACACCTCCTTACGCTTCACGGACAGCAATTAAGTTACTGTTCTGAACCTCAATAGCCTGTGTAGATGTATTCTGCACCGCTACTGTACTGCAACAGCCGCAAGGTACATCAACATATGCTTGTGCCGATACGTTAAATAAGTTTTCAACAGCGGCTGGTGTAACAATCATTCTTGTAGACTGCAAAGGCTCTCCGTCTACTGCAATGGCAAGCGAGATGGCTTCAACCGTACCGCCTGTAGGTATTTGAATGTTGCCGGAATACGATACTAAAAATCGTGCTTTGCACTGATTAGTGATACCTCTTAGCTTGATAATTCCGCTTCCGGTCCTGTGTACAATGCATTTTGTTCCGTTTACGGCTGTCTCTGTAAATGCCACATCTTCTCCGGCGGCAACTGTTTGTAATGCAATTCCTGTTATTTCCATTATTTTTACCTCTCTTTCACAAAATAAGGGCAAACATTATAGTCTGCCCTTGGGTTTATAAGTAATACTGCTTAGCAGACATAATCGAGTTAAACTCAATTAAGATACTCAATTATTCAGTTTTAGCAGCCACATCCTGTATTGCAACCACATCCATAAGCATAAGCATTAGGATTAGGCACAACATAAGCTGGAATAGCCGTAGGATTTACAGAGTTGATAATCTGCTGTGTCTGAGCTGCCATCTGAGTTGTAAGAAGTGCGTTCTGTCTATCCTGTGATGCGGCTCTGCGTAAATCGTTGTTCTCTGCTGTAAGTGTTGCTATCTTATCATTTGTTAAGAAATCAAGGATAGCTCTCGTTCCTGCCTGCTGGCTGTCGATAATATCTCTTGTGTTGTTGCACATTGTGTTCTGTAAAGCACAAGTGTTAGTTGCCATGTTGTAGTTTACGCCTTGAATAGCTTCTCTTGTCTCACAGCAGCAGTTAGCGAGCTGCGCCTGTAATGCATTTGTATTCTGCATATTAGCAACAGTATCAGCATTGATAGCCTGCTGTATGCCATAGCCTGTCTGCATGATATTTGTGTTAATGCCATTGAAACCTGTGAGCATACTATTATTCATAGCGTAGAAGCCATCACAAAGTCCGTTGGAAATGCCATCTAACTTGCTGATAACTGCTGAATTGTCAAATCCTCTCTGAATATCAGCCTGTGTAGCCGCTGTCGCAACATAGCCACCGCCATTGTTACCGCCAAAGCCACCAAATCCACCATTGCCCCATCCAAAGAGTAATGCGAATACAACGATTATCCAAAGCCATCCTCCGTCAGCCCATCCGCCGTTATTGCCGTTGCTGTCAATATTAGCAACTAAAGGTATGCTGGCACAATTTGAGTTTGAAAACATATTGTTACCTCCTAAAAATATATTCATAAAGATGTCACCCAGGTAATTTGCAAAGACATCTAATATGCTACTAATTACCAAATCTACTTTTTATCTGATTAAATACATCATCTGCATTTAACCCCTTTTCTTTGCATAAATTTCTAGCCATCTGCTCTATTCCTTGCATATTACCTTGCTGTGCCATTTGCATTGTGTTTTTCATCATAGGATTATTCATCATCTGATTATTTCCCATTATCTGTTGTATGAACTGTTGCGGACCAGCTTTCATCATCTGAAAAATGTTAATTGGGTTCATTCTTCATCACCGCCTTTGCTTTGAGTTCTTGAAGTTTTTCTTTGCGTTCCTAAAGATTTATCAAATCTATCTTCCAACTGCCCTATTTTCTCTGACAATTCCTTAAACTTATTCAGAAATAGCTGTGTGCTTTCATCTGATAGGGTAAATTTAGCATTTTCTGCATCAGGCATAGAATTTACTGTCTGATTATCTTTAGGGGCTGTATAAGGCTTATACACAATCGTTCTAATTGTTCCGTCAGCATTCCAGCCCTTAACATAAATCTCCGACATATCCTGCTTAGGAAAAAAAGCCATTGAGCCATCCATAGGGACCTCGTTAGCGTTTATATTTTCAACTGCTTGCACAACTCTGCCGTTAATACCTATTATCTGCTGTGGAATAGTTTGCTGAACTTGTGATTGCTGCATCTGCTCCTGCGGCTGAAATCTCTGGATATTTGCCATAGGATTATATTGATATGCTCCATATTGAGGTACATAATTACTCATAATCGGTTGCTGATAAGGATTGTTCATTGTCTGCCTCCTCTAAAACTTCCTCGATTGCGTGGATAACAAGAGATAATGTCACTAAGTCAAGTTTCTGTAATTCTTCTTTACTCAAGATTTTTTCTCTTACTTCATCAGAAAACAT